TCAACCAAATCGCCCCTATCTGGCGTATAAGACTGCAGTACGAAGAACCTCTCGCAAGCGGAGGGCGATACGAACGATCGCCCGTATGGATCGCTCGCACACGCTACGACGAGAACGGGGTCCGCGTTAGGACGGGATCCGCGCCATACGTCTACTCGCAATGGACCATCGTTCGATGGATTCCAAAAAAACACGTCGACAAGTACAGGGTGCAGCAAGATGATCCAACCTATATTGGATACGACTATTCGGTTGTGGTGGAATCGCTGTCGCTCTCGGAACCGCTTACAAAACTCGTGTCAGTAAAGGACGTATTCATTATAAATTATGGATCGATAGCAGACCCCGCGTACGATCCAAATACCGACGACCCGCTGAACAAATATTCTGAATCCGAAAAGACGCAAATGTTTGAACTGGCGCGCGACGCGGCGATTTTCAGTTGAACTGAAACAAAACTGTAAAAAATGTAAAAAATGTGTATATTATATATTATATATAATAAAATATAAAATTTAGAAATGGACGCGGCCAAGGTGTTCAATGCAATGTATGAGAAACGCGCATTTCTCGCGCGCGTATTCTTAACTCTATTCGTGCAATTGTGTATCACGTATTACGTAATGAATCGGAAAACAAACCCGAATACTGACATCGTCGTACTATTTATTGCGCTCATCGTCATAATATTCATATTATCCGCCGTGCCCCTACCAGAACCCGTAAAACTATTATTGTTCACGATTTTTTCATACCTGTTCGGTCTGGTATTTTCCAACCTAAAAGAAGACCCCGACTACAACAGCGAATCCATAAACGTGGCAATAATGGGGGCCGCGTCCGTGTTTTTATCGATGATGGTTGTCGGTATAGTGCTACTGGCAGGTGGTATACGTCTGGGGTATAAATTCGGACTCCTATTATTTTTTAGTTTGCTGGCATTAATTATCGCGCGGCTCGTATTTTTTGTAACTGCTGTGGCCGAGTCCGAGTCCAGGCCCAGGCCTAAGATGAGCGAAATAAGAAAGGCTTTTTCGGCGGTCGGTATTGTGATCTTTGCATTCTACGTATTATATACGACAAACCGCATATTGCAGAAAAATTACAGGGACAACTATATTTCGGCATCACTCTCCTACTATCTGGATTTTATTAATTTGTTTTCAAATTCGTACGAGCATTAAGTCATACTTCTGTTCCTTCTTCCTTCACGTCGGCGTTTTGCAAAATACCCGACAACAAGTACGCCAAACACCGCCACAATCATAATCGTAAAGAATATCGCCTCAATCATACGAGCGTCCTGAGTGCCACTGTTTTTATTGTATGAATTGAATATATGAATGCTTCATTCAATTTTTATAGAGATACTTACTTACTTACTTACACTTTGATCCACGGCTGCCTGGGCCGGTTTTTCAAGTACGGCAGTAAATGTTTCCATTGCGGATGCTTCTTGCACGTCTCGGCGGCATTGAACGGTGTCCCGCACGACGATCCGAATCGCATAAACATCGACATATTGCGCGCATTTTTACTGTCGGTGACCGCGCCGTCAAATGCGCCTCGTAAGTTAAACGGGCGCGAATGCTGATCCGGCGATATGCTCGCATCGTCATACTCAGAATGCTTGCAAATGCCGCGATCCGACAGAGCCGTTTTTTTCAGGTACACGTCATAATGATCCGCGATTATTTTGGACGCAATCACGATATCCAATTCACCGCGATGCATTTCCATCAGTTCCGTCAACCGCACTTTGCGCGCGCCCTGGCTGTGCCGAATGTCGTCAAAATACGTGGCGCCCTTATCGCATTCGAGATTCCGAATGCGCACATCTTCGACGATGTTGCACCCGATGAACGCCCCGTCGCGCGTTCTTTCCACATTATAGTACTCGAGTCCGAGTTCGAACCGCATAATTTCGCCGGTATTGATATCGCCAAACAGCCACGAGTTCGCGTAATCGCCGGAGTTCCGGTGCAGCAGCGCGGCCACATAATCGTCCATTGTGCGCCCGTACTGCATGCACTGGCGTATGCGGCAGCAAATTGGGTCCCTGTTCTCGTACTTGTTGAATCCGCCAATCGTGGTTTCGGTCCCGATAATGCCGGCACTCGTTACGAAAAAGTCGGTGGCGCTGAAAATGTAACCCGGGAACGACTGCATTGTCATTGCGAACCCGCGTGCGGGTTTTATTTCCAGCAAGATGTTCGCGTACTGTCCCTCGATATACGCGTCGAAGGAATTGTGTGCGCACACGATTCCGCCGTCTTTCGTGTACGACCCCGTCGCGATGAATGCAGAACACCGGTCATCCGCCCCTTGGCGACGAACCGCGCTTTCCCCAACCCCAACCCCAACCCCAACCCCAACCCCCTTGTCTGCGCCTGCGCCTGCGCCTGCGCCTGATCCTGCGCCTGCGCCAGTACCGTATTTCGTTCGCATTTGCGACCTGTCGTGACGGCGGTGTTTGAGAACGAATTTCAAATTGTCGTACAGGTACGGCATACTGATACTGCAATTTAGAAACACAATGCGATTCACGTGAACGCCGGCCCCTGCGGCGATACCGCGCATCTCCTGGTAAAACTCGTTATAATTTCGGCGGATGGCGGGCAGCATAAAATCCACAGTTAGATCCACGAAATAGTCCAGGGGTCGGCCGTGCGTGTACGGCATATAAAACTCGTACATTTTCAAAAACTCGGCGATTTCGGCGCGTAAAAGCGATCCGTGAGCGTACCCGCGATCGTAAGCGTTGCCTGAGACGGATATTTTAATCCATCCACCCTCTTCGGTTCGCGTTCCATTTGATTTTGAACCGTTGTTGTTGTTACTACCTTTGCTACCTTTGCTACGTTTCTTAATCGATCCGTTTCTTCTCGATCTCGTTTGTTTCATTATTATTATTAATTATTATTAATTATTATTAATTATTATTAGTATTAGTGTATATTAAAATAATGAATTTTCAATATATAAATGTATTCACTTTTGTCCATTTCATACTATGGTTTATGGTTGGAATCGTATTTCCGAAGCAATATAGTTTAGTTGTTGTTTTATCGATTCTATGGGAAATAGTCGAAGGATATTCAGTACAGCACCCAATCCTATATTCATTGCTACAAGAATACTGGATTATTCCTGAAAAATACTGGAATGAGGGAATGGGAAATAAAATAACCGATATACTCGCAAATGTAGCTGGTTATTACACTGCGAGCAATATAATGCAAAATAATTCAAATGATAAACGGTTCCTTTATCTTGCATTCATTTTATGGATTGGTGCAATCATTTATGCTAAAATGTAAATAAAATAAAAAGGTTGGGTTTTGATTTTAATTTTACTATTTTATATGTATTGTATCTACGTATGTATGCGTTAATCGTCGCAGCCGTCGCAGCCGTCGCAGCCGTACAAGTCGTAGTAGTGACAGGTTTGGCATCGACAGCCATCTGGGCAGGAGTCACGATAAGCACGAGCGTCGGCTTCTTCCTTGAGCCACGCGTCGATCCTGTCAGAAAATGCCCAAAACTCGGTCCAGTTGGAGTCTTGGATTATGAGCACCGCCCTGATCGCCACAACGTGTTCGCTTTTCTGTTGCATCAAATTGCGCTTGGCGTCGGAAATGAGCTGCAGTTGCATCAGGACGATGGCATCGATCTGCGCACTTTCGCCGATTTTTGAAATCTCGCGCATTGCGCGAATGATGCGTAAGACTTTGTTCACGTGGGTTCGGTAGGCTTGGTTTTTTCGGATAAGCGCGATTCGAAGTTGGTCAATGACGCGTGCAGAGTGGTACAACTTTTCGGAAATGTCCGTCACACGCTGATTCGACGTGAGCGTTGTGATCTCACCCCGATGAAGAGATGCGATGGATTGCCGCATAGATGTGAGCGTCTTGCCGATTTCAGACATCTCAAAGTCGATAAACGCGGCAAGTTTCGCGGGACTTGAAAGGTTGTTGTAAGAACGAAGCATTGATGATCGATCTGGGGTTGGGGTTAGGGTTGGGGTTGGGGTTGTGGAGTTGGGGTTGGGGTTAGGGTTGGGGTTGGGGTTGGGGTTAGGGTTGGGGATGGGAGGGGGGATACATACAAGAAAGGACTCGGTGCTCATACAATATGCAAAATCAAAAAGTATTTCAATTTTTTTAGCAAATCCTGCCTGCCAAAAAAAATTGAAATTGGAATGGTAAATTCGATAATGAGATATACAGAAGAGAATCCAACCAGAATGTCGTCAAAAGAAGAAGCGATTTGCTACCCAAATGGAAGCTGCTATCTCGGGGAAGTATCGCCCGACGGACTGAAACACGGCAAAGGACAACTGTCTACCCGCGCCATCGTGGTAAACACTCGAGGTGTTACGGTTGCGATGTCCGAGGCAAACGCCTGGTCTGCAAAATGGATCGAGTACGAAGGTCAGTGGGTGAACGACAAAATGCACGGACCCGGAATAATGCGTGAAATGCGCGGCGATGGAAGTTCCGTCATCATCTACGATGGAGCGTGGGACAATGGCGAGCGCGTAATCGTTTAACGACTAGTGAGTGAGTGAGTGAGCGTTATGATAGCCAAATAAAATTGAAATGAAAATGCGCGTGTCTTGTTTTTATTATTGCAGTTAGTCTTCACCTTCACTTCAACAATGAACTTATTTATTCTATCATTGCTTCCGAAAGAAATCGCAGAAGCAATGATGGACAAGCACGTGTCTAAAATATTACTGGAAGCGGTACAAATGCTCTGCACTGCAAAACGTGTATTGGATCCCGATGCTCCCGAGAACGAACAACTTTACAAACTGGCGCACAAAAACCATCCCGTGACCATCTGGTGCCGAACATCCCGGGCGAATTTCGTCTGGACTCTCGATCTCATTGATGCGCTGCATTCGGAATGGCGGTTCAGGTACGGTCATCCCGAGACGAAGGTACACAAATCGTACCTAGTTGCACAAATCCTGCGCGCCACAATTCCCGACGCGTCCGCGTTTCTCTTACCTTGTTGTGATCGCATTACACCGTTTGCGCTCGCGATGCCGGACGCGTACAAATCGCCTGACGGCGATCCCGTCGCGTCGTATCGCGCATACTACATGTCCCCCGAAAAACAAAAAATAGCAACGTGGTCCAAAGCGCGCGGGCCGCCGGAATGGTTCAAGAGTTACTCGGAAGCGGTGCCAGGCACAACTTAATCTCCCCCAGACTGGCCACGTAATATTTGACCACGAGCGGCAGGTCGTTCTCCAGGTACATTTCAATCTGGCTGCACAAGTTGGTGCATTTGATAAAGTAGCCCAAGTTTTTTAATGAAAATTCGCCCTGGATGATTTTATCTGCCTTCTGCTTATGAATGAACTCCATACTGCCGTCCGTTTCCACGCGCGTCACTTCCGCCGTTGCGAACTGCCCCGAACACCGGAAAATGAGCTCGTTGCCCACCGATTTAATTTCGATTTTGTCGGAAATACACGACAAATCGCGGACGATTTTCTGGAAATCGGAGGATGGCAGGTTGATCACGGACGAAAATACCACATTGGGTTCGACCAGCTCTTCGGGTTCCGGCTCAATGAGACGCAATTTCTGCGTCTTGCACTGCTTGATGTCGCCGTTCTCGAATTTAAGACCCAGGTATGATACGATGCCGTCGTTATAGTCCTTGTTCTCAATGTACATTGTGAGCGTGTCGTCGTTGTCGATGGAATTAATGAGTTTAAAGAGGTGAAACATATTGACGCCGATGATTATTTTCTCCTTGTGGCACTCGTACAGCTCGAAATTCTCTGCAGCGAGGAACATGTGTGCGAGCATCGTGTGTGATTTATCCATATTAATAATACGGATCCCGTCCTTTCGAAACGTGATATTGGTTTCCAGCAAAATATCCTTGAGCGCGGTCATAAGTGTGCGAATCGGCGCGATTTGCACGGTTTTTATGGTGAGTACATTGCCGGTTACCGTTGTGGCGGTCATATTGATTGAATGCGGTGGATATTTTTTAGCGATGAATATTTATATGAAAATACCAAAATCTTTAAATACTTAAAACGCAATAACGAATTATTAATTATCCAAAATCTAAAAAAAAGTGTTAGATGAGGGTCCGATGATCCGATGGTCCTGGTCCCGATGGTACCTACTGAGGCGGCATACCTACTTTGTATCGTTGTATAATTATGCTTATACCCTTCTCTATGTAAAGATGGGTTGTTCCTGTGTCGCCAGTGTTCTCGTCGACATCCACCTTCGACACCGTACAGAAGCCGTCGTCGCTTCTTTCGTCTTCTAATTGGTCCGCGTGGTTTGTAAGAACTGCATCGCGTGCGGCTTCGTACGTATCATAAAGAGCCGGGTATAGGTCGCCATTTTCAAGAACGGCATACAGATTTCGTGTGGTTCCGATGATTGATGTTGTTGTTGATGTTGATGTTGATGTTGTCATTTGAGCTGAATCGTTGAATCGTTGAATCGTTGAACAGTTGAATCGTTGAATTACTAATAAGAGAAGAATGCAGATTCAAATCAATTTTTTTATGTAGAATATCCATTTCATTCCTAAGCGCTGTGTGGCGTTCTACGTTCTTTACAGGATGATACAGGTTAGTCTCATTTATATGCTTCTTTTCAACCTCTTGTCTGTAATGTATGTTGGCAAATTCATCGGGTGTACTGTATTTTAAATTATTTTTAATAGCAATGGTTGGGAAGAGCGCTTCTAAGAAAAATAATGTTTTGTGTCTAGAAGCATAATCATTTATGCATTTTATCAGTTTTTTTGAAATTCGAACGGCGCACATCATACCGTTATAGTAAGGTGGAGAATATTGTTGTATATCTATTGTCTTCCAGTGCCAAGTTTTTTTTTCACCATCGGTATTTTTATCATAGCATTTAGATAATAAATCATCGTCGCTATATCGACTATCGATATTTTTAAGCGTGTGCATATTATAAAAAAACACGTCGTCTTCGATAAACCAAACGCGGTCGTAGTTGTTATTTTTTTCTGTACCAAAGTAGCATAACGCCTTGTCCCATCCCGATATTGTTTTATTCAACGTAAAGTTTGTGTTAATGTAACCGCGCATACTGCAGGTTTTATTGTCTAATTGTACAAATGTTATATTTGTATCGTTGTCATTATTGACGTATCCGTGTTCGGCTATAAAACAAGATAAATCAAAATCGTTATTGTCAACAACGACGAATACATCATACGCAGTAGCATCAAACGTTTTTAAAAAATCACACCATATTTTATTGGGTATGTAAGTTATTAGACAAATAGCGTTCATTAGCAAATAGTAATAATAAATAATATAGTAAAATATAATAATTTTACCTGACCTAAAGTTAAAAAAATTGAAATACATTTTGCGATATTGTTCTTATCGGTATGGTTATTATTATTAGAACGATTACGAACCGCTCGCTGAAATCATGGTTGGAACAGTGCACAAATACAAGACAAACGAGACGACTGGTAAGTTGATATGCCCGTACTGCTGCGAATATGAAGCTCTCAAACAGTCCACGATGTCTGAACACGTGAGACAAAAACACACAAAAACCGCAAACCGTCCCATTATTTCGGCCGTATGCCCCCACGCCGAATGCGGTAGGAGTTTTAATACCATATCCCTCTTGCGCAACCATCTTGCGTCAAAGGCCCACTCCAGACATTCCCAAGATTGTTCAACTCATACACCCATCTCATCCATCTCATCCATCTCATCCATCTCAATCGTTTCACAAATTTCAATGATTGCGGCCCCGCCCACAAGTTTCTCGTGTGAAAAATGCGATGCTTGCTTCACGAAAAAAGGCCAGCTCATTAACCATTTTGTCAGATTTCATTTATCGACCAAGGAAATGGTCGTTCACGTTGACAACGATCATTCAAAGTGCACCCATTGTTCAAAAGTTATGAAAAAATGTACAATGACATACCATCTCGGGATTTGCAATCCAGCATCACCATTTTCAAAATGTGCCGCCACACACGCCGCCCACCAGACGCAAATTTGGGAAGATGAAGATCAAGATCAAAAGGAGGAGGAAAAAGAAGAGGCAGATCTCGATTTCGCCGAATTTGAAATGTTTATTCGGTCTACTGTGTCAAATGCACCCGTGACCGCGAACGTGAACCAGCACCAGACCAACCAGACCAGCATCGACACTGCAGCGGCTCTTATGGCTATAGTAACCCGACAGATTGACCTTCAATCCATTGTTCTTCGGGCCATATAAAATTTTAACATAATAAATAAAAACCCATTTTTTTTTTATTAATTTGAATTCCAGTTTTTCTAAGTTTTCTACGAAGATTTTCTCGATCCGTGATCGAGAATGTGGCGGGGTTGTTGTCGTTGTCCTCGTCGCATAGTATGCTTTTTGTTTTGATTTTTCCTGGTGGCTCGCCGTTTCTGCAGTTTCTGCAGTTTTCTGTTTCTATTTCTGCCGCCATTGACTCCTCCGGGTGCTACACGATTATTGCTAATTTGTTTTCTAACCCATTTACAAGCTGCCCCCCAACACCCTCGTTGACGAGGAGAATCGGGAGGAGCGGGAGAATCGGGAGGAGCGGACTGAAACTCCGCACCACCCTCATCGCATAATGCTAGCGATGTAACCTTAGCTCTACATAAAGGGCATATCAAACGATTAGGATTTTCAATATAGCAAGATACGCAACAAATGCAATGATTGCAGGGCTTAAATTTTAAATTTGAAGTTGATGTGACGCAAATAACACAAGTATTATCACCATCTGCAGCTACTACATCCACCATTAACCCGGCCGGAAATGGTGGACTTCCGAATGGTGCGCGACCCGTATATTGTGTTCTAGGTATTGGTCGCATCGGTGCTGCTTCTACCGCCATTTGTAATGGTGAGCCAGGTAGAGCTGGTTGTCGATTACGCCACATTTCCCTAGCATCTAGTAATGATGCATTTCTTGAACGCGCAGCCATTTCTTGTGTGTACGCGCTTCTTTCCGCTTCATTGCCACTTATAACTACCCGAGTTCGCCCGGCATTATTCTTTTGATAACAAATACGTCTATTGAGTCGCATCATTTTAAAAATAATTGGGATTTCGCTGTAAAAGGGTTCACCTGTATGTATTTTTTTTATTTGTTTATATCCGAGTTGGATGAGACCAGCAACCTGATTCGAGTTTGATGCAAAATACGTTTGTTCGGATTTATCAGAACGTATAAAATCGTTATATGCAGATATCTGATATTCCCTCGCGGGGTACCATCCAGGATGTGTAAAGTCGGGTGGTAAAGATGGACCGATTAAATATACCTGAACGTCGCGATTCGCAGATCCATGTGCAGCAGCGCCACCAGGAGGAGGAGGAGGAGCAGCAGGAGAATAAGCAGCAGCAGCAGCAGCACCAGGAGGAGGACCAGGAGGATGAGCAGCATAAGCAGCAGCAGCAGCAGCAGCAGCAGGAGAATAAGCAGCAGCAGCAGCAGGCGGTGGGTTTAATACTGGATTTAATGCAGCTACTAGCTCATAACCTTGTCGGGGAAGAATCTCCATCAAGCTAGTTTGTACATATTTAATATATTCATCGTATGCGGTCAAACTGCTTGAATTTTTAGCGCTTAAATTTGCACCTTTTTCCTTCAATTGCTTAATTATGGTAAGACTGTTGTTAAGATTCATATGCGTCCGGTTACCCTCAAGGTCTACTTTAATAGCTTGAACTACACCGTGCAATGGATATGCCCCATTCCCTAAACTCGCACCATTATTATTCTGACTATTTGGATTAAATCCATTATCAAGTAATAACGTAACAATCCTGGGGTTAGGGGTAAGTAACCTGCATGCCAAATATAGTGCCGTACGTCCTACTGCATGTGGATAAGTATCATTGGATTTGACTTCGTTATTTTTTTCATCTTCCCGAATAGTATCAATGTTTGACTGTACTCCACGGAATTCTCCGCGCATAATGGCGTCTATAAGATGAGCATATTCTCCCCCGGTTTGCACGGTTCGGCGCTTATTTCGACGAACACTTATAAATCCTTTCCTGTTCATTTTCTATTATATATGATATAATAACATAAAAATAATGTGAGATTGATTATTATTCATAAAAATTCATAAAAATAAATGCGATTGCTAAGTATCGACGTCGGCATAAAAAATCTGGCGATTTGTTTATTGGACGTGGTTGATGCCTGTGACGATAAACCAAAAGCAAAAGCCGTGCACCGGATTCTGGTATGGGACGTGGTCGATATATGCCACAGCGACCAGGAAAACGCAGAACTGATAAATCGCGCATCGAACCGTCCAAAATGCGCCAAATGTTCATTAAACGCTGCGTTTTTTTATTATAAGGACAACGTTCTGCAACTTTTATGCAAAAGACATTCCACAAAATTGAGAGAATCCGAACACTTGCTTATAGCGACAACCGATTTCAACCTTTCAGAATATAAAAAGGTTTTGAATGGATCCGCAGCAAAACTGTACGCATTCTGCCAAAAACATGATAATGCGTGGACTAATGCCATGATTGATACAGATACAGATAGAGAGGAGTCTAAAACAAAACCCAAAATACACGAATTTAAAACGGTGTTGCAGGATCGTGTGCGTCATATTGCGCGGACGCGTTACTTGCACGCATACGACGATACAATGCTGGCATTACTTAACCCTATCCCAGCCAATTCAAATACTATTGGTAAATCGATTTCCAAGTCGAAATCAACCCCCGAGTACGTTTCTCTCATTACGGTAGGTTCAAACTTGATGACAAAGTTGGACAAACTGTTTTATAGTTCGGAAGCATCATCTGCATCAGAATCCTTAGTACCCGACCGCGTGATTATCGAAAATCAGATCAGCCCCATCGCCACGCGTATGAAAACCGTGCAGGGGATGTTGACGCAGTACTTCCTGGTGCGCGGCGTCGATCCTGCAAACATTTCGTTCATTTCCGCGGCAAATAAGCTGAAATCGTCGCTGGTTTCGTCGCTATCCGACCCGACCGAAATCGATGACAACGCGTTCACGTACACATATAATGACCGGAAAAAGATGGGCATCGCGTGCGTGCGCAAATTGTTTCAGCGGCAGCAACAGCAGCAAGAGGAGCAGAAGTTGCAGCTGGATAATGCCACCGCACCATACTGGAACCAAGTATTTGAATCGCATAAAAAGAAGGACGATATGGCGGATTCATTGTTGCAGGCGCTCAGTTATTTGAAATGAAATATGAAATAACGTAAAATAAAATAGTAAAAATAAATAATAAATACACGTGGATTAGATATTATTATATTTATTATATATAATAATTAAATGGACAAGGAGAAGGACAAGTACAAGATTCTGTGTTCCAAAAACGATGTCGTGTTAAAACGCGCCAACCATTCGTCACAGTCGGATGCAAATGCAAACACGTTTGTAATTGATTTTGAAATTGCCAATTCGGAAATAACGTTGGACCGGTTTTGCAATTTCAATATTTTCAAACTGTTGTTTGAACTGAACCGGGAAGACGCAATCCAAGATCTGCGCATTTCTGATACAGATGATACTGACACCAAGGATCTCCTCCTCATTTTCAAGAAAAAATGTGACGATGTGGGAATAAAGCAGAAATATATGAAGACTCGATTAACCTTGTCAGTTTTGGAAAATAATCAAACCGGGGTTGCAAATTATGTATTTGAAAGCGGCGGCAACACTAGCAACACTAGCAACAGCAGCGAACCGGCACATTCACACCTCCTATCCCTATCCGGATTAGAAGAGCTGCGTGATATCGGCGCAGTGTTATGCATGTCACTGCTGAACGCGCACCAGCTCAGAATGCAGTTTATGCTATCGGTCCCCATTTCCGCACAAAAACAGCCGTCCTATATTGAAAACAGCCTGGCCCTAATTATGAAGAAGATATTTACACGACTGAAGACGTTTATTGAGGCGATGAAGCCGAACTGAATGAGAAACAGCCGCGATTGCAGCTGCATTTCGTGATTGGCAGTACCGAAATTTGGATGAGTTTCATTGACGCGTCCAGCATCGATATTGCGACGCGTTCTTGGTCATTCTCCAGCGTCAGCATTAAAATGCTCTTTACAATTACGAATAAAAAGTTTAGTACCGACTCCGACGAAATAGCTATCTTGAAATTTTGACCTGTGGTATAATTATTGAACAAACGGACAATCTCGTACATGAATGTCATAAAGTGCACCGAATCATTCATATCTATTTTTCCGTCCGCCATAATTTTCGTGAATGCGTCCAGGAATATTCCATTCAGTTCCGTTACACTGCTTGTAACCGATACAATTGTTTTTATATTACTAATATCGGTTGTCGTGAATTTCGTTTTATTTTCTTCGTACACTTTCAGCACGTCGACGTAGATGATGTCGGGCTGTTGCAAGACCGACCCCAATTTAATCCGAAGTGGTTTTATCGTTACCATTAAATTCAAAATAATATTTTTGATAAACAGAAATACTTGTTGCTCATTATCCGAATACGCGTTTAGCGCGTCCTTAATATGATTATTGTTTGGCGTGGATTGTTGGTGTTGTTGTTGTTGTAGTTGTTGTTGTTGTGATTGATGGTGATGAACCGATTTAGTTAATTGTGGTTGTGGTTGTTGTTGTTGTGGTTGTTGTTGTGGTAGCATTTCTTTATTTATTTGTAGATATATACATATTTATATATTAAATAATAAAAATAAATTAAATTATAAGAACATATAACACAAAATGGGATTACTGTCGGGGATAAAATTCGTTTTATATTCTACCGGGGTAGTATGCTCCGAATACGTGAAATACAGATGCAAGTGTTGGGCCATTCGCGCATTCTCTCAGCGGCGGCCGGCTGCCAAAGTTGAAATTTCGTTGACTGAATGCTACAACACGATGATCAAGGCGGTGGGAACCAAATTTGCATCTATGAATATTTATTACATTAAAATGTTTCAGGCGCTCGCATACAGCGCCGATTTCGCCGCAAACGACGACCTTATCACCTATTTCAGAGATTATACTGACAATGTAGCATTCACGGAATCGGAATACAATGTAGCCGAACTTGTCGAACTTTCGGAATACGCGAAAACCGTCGGGTATGAACTGAGTTTGACAGACGGGAGCGGTAACGGGAGCAAGAGCTATTCCGCGTTTCCAGCGAAAGCAGGTTCGATCTCGCTGGTATTTTACGGGACGATTTGCAAAATTCGGCAACCGCAGCAACTGCAATCGCAATCGCAATCGCAGTCATCGCCAATAGTGATTAAATATTTGCGGTCGAATATGCGGCAGCGCGTACTGGAATCGATTGGCGATTTCAAATATTTGGTATGGTGCCTGAATAAAATCCCCAGTTTGAGATACCTGCATTTGAACGATATTTACAACGAGCAGCGCGTGCTTATGATGGACCAGCTCGATTTCTCGAAAGAGGTGGATTGTATCGGTGAAGTGTATGAAAACTGCAAAGAAATGCGATGCGTTAAAGTGCCGACAGCGTACCCCGAATTCACGGCCAAGTTCCCGAACATTATTGTAATGGAACGCATTATGGGCAAGACGCTGGACCAGCTCGACGATGCAGTCAAGGATCATTATTGCCACATACTTGCACGAGGGTTGGTGAAGACCGTGTTTATCGATGGATTGTACCATTGCGATCTTCATCCCGGCAATGTTATATTTTGTGAGGGTGAGGGTGAGGGTGATGGCGGCGGCGGTGATGGTGGTGATGGTGGCGGCGGCGATACGACGATAACAAAGTACTGGGTCGGTCTTTTAGATTTTGGAATTATCGGCAGATTGACGGTGGACGAGCAAGAGATAACCTATCGGGTATTTCACAGCATTTTGAATAAAGATGCTGAACTCACGATTGCGACATTGATGGAGTCGTATACCGAACCCGTCGATGATACGCGCGAATGCAATCGAACCGACCCTGAAATGAATGACGTGCTGATACAATACACGCGCGAAATGATGAAAACTGTGATTACGTGTTTCAGCGCCGAAAATCTGTGTTTTATAAACAAACAGCTAATTAAAAACAACCTGAAAATCGCGCGATCGTTTACGAAATTCGAGCTCAGCCTGTCGGTGTGTGATAATTTATGCAAAAAGCTCGCAGTAAATCGAAGCTACATGAATCATTTGTCTGAAATCATATCTGATGTTTTTGAATAAATCCGCGAAATAGGTTTGTTTATGTGGAATCCAGGAATTTATTGAAGCTGCTGGGGTTCTGTGCAGTGGCAAATAAATTACGCGCGCGCAATCGTTCGGAAGAAGCGGCGGTTACGTGGGTCGGCATACGAGGCAGTACAAAAATCATAAATAATACGCATACCACAAACAGCAACGGTTTATTTAACATGATTATAAATTATTATAATATATGATAATAATTTAATATTTGGATTTGAGTTAATATCTTTTAAAATCTTCGGCTCGATTTTCGGTTGTTGGACCGTCTCATTCTTCTCATTATCCTGCTGCGTCCACCCTTTTTTGCACTTTTCCTTCTATTATTTCTGCGTTTACCGCCGTTACCAACATCATGATCAGCAGCAGCAGCAGCACTAGGGACTTCATAAAATAATACTTTTCTATCATAAAAAACGTGTGGTTTATTGTTCGAGTCCAAAACCTTGGGGTTACCACCCCAGACCCAGGAATCTAAAGTATATTCTGTCGGGCCTCTACGATCTCTCCCAAGATCCTTAAGGTATGTAACAACATAATATTTGTTACCTGGTGTGGGGTGAACTACTTGTTTTAATTTTGATTCATCTATTTTTGCAGCAACGGGAGTAGAATTCATTTGGTATTATTTGGTATGCTTGTTTATATAATATTAATATTGGATTAGAATAAAATATATTATAGTAAAATTAAAATTTAAAAGGTAACATACAATTGCCTAAATACAATAAATGCCGCATACGCATACATACATTACCGATTTTGTGTGCACGTACCATTTAATTGGGGGGACCGGCGACGATGCCGACGAGTACGGCATTGATTGCCTGTACCGAATGCAGTTCCTGCAAGCGTTTGGAATCGCAGAATACGATAATGTGATCATCGATGAAGTTTTGGCCGAAATCGCCGATAAAATAAAAGATAGCGACGAACTTATTCGCGTTATAATGCAGCACCCGCTGCTTGCCTCGCCCGATACGGCCAATTCATCCTACGTTGACGTTCTGCCGTTTTTATTTGCGTACTCGTCTTTTTACGCGTTTCATAAATGCTTGATCGATGTTTATAATGCGGATCCAGTTCCAGTATCAGATGAGAATCTGGCGGCGCTCGCCGGCACGTTTGCAAATATGATGGCGTAGTTAAGAAGGATCTCCGTTTCTGAGTCGCAATTCGTTATATACTTTGAGGTTGTATGCTTCTTCGTGTGCGCAACAATCTGCAGACAACGTCAAAATGGATACGGACGGGCCTCGCTCCCTGCGGGGCGAGGCCTGTGACGTTCTACCATACACTTGACGCGGATAAATCGCCGCTAACTATTCCTGCGTTCTAAAGCCGAATGTATTAATTTCTCTCTACTTTTCACAGGTCTTCGTTTTGTGCGTTTATTATTCAGCTGTCGTGTTTTTCGCCTTAACATTTGTTTACCGCCGACCTTCTGCATCACTGGCGGCGGTGAGTATTTGTCAATGAGCTTCTCTATAAATGCATAAGTTCCACCTTCAATATCTACACTATACTGAAGCCCATATTCCCTACACGGCAACAGTATCTCAATCAGTGAATGATCTGGTGTATTGCACATATATGCTATATTCATCAATACAAACACTTCAATATTCCAATTCTTCAATAATGAAAGAATATGAAAAAGAGCAGCTACTGAGGTGGATGGGCCAGAAACAGCAAATTCTTTATATTTAACACACAACTCATTGAAATACGTATTTTCATTTATCTCATATAATATTCCTCCGCTTTTAATTGGAAGTTCTGAACCGTCAATGTAATCTGCATTGGTTTTTAAATAATCTATTTCTCTCTGGCTGAGGCGAGGATATATAATCTCGGGGGTTAGCGCATATAACTTTACATTATGAATTCTTTTGTTCCTGGCAGGTTGAACAATTGGAAATCCGGTATAACGGGACATGATAGTGGAATCTGCAATCGGAGTTCCGGAAAGTTTAGATATATTACAATTCGTAGTTGCTCCGTCGCATTCTTTAAATAATTCAATTATACTTGACTCATTTAGACCCGTAAACGTCTTCATTCTCTCCAAAATTCTTTGCAATGTCGGTGATTCTAAATTTGCATTTTCTACGGGTTTTCCTTCATTTTTCAATATCAATAATCTTGCGCATAATTTTGGTTCTGATAAAATAATAGCGATTGTAAATGTTGCGAGTTCTCGTAACGAACCATCCTTACCCAACATATTACCAATTTGGTCAATTGGTATAAATCCAATATCGCGACTATTATACGGATTTTGCATTATTCTACTATAATTTTCCACTGGGTTATACCCAAGTTCGTTCATTAACGCATATGTCAGGTTGGCACACTCTTTCATATACGTCTGCACAATTGGAAGATCTGCACATTGTGCAGACACTGCTCTTAATTTTTGAATTTCTTCCTCCATGATTACGATTTCACTTATAATATGATAATATGATAAAATAATAAAATAAACAAAATTAACTAAATTCGGTGGAAAGCAGATATTTCGCAATCATCGTGTTTGATTCGAGTACCTGGCGCGGATACAGTGCCGCGAACCACTGGTACGCCGTGCGTTTTAATATCTCGTCGGCGGGAATATAGAGCCCTACCGCATCAGGCGATAAAGCGAAATCTTCTTCGCTCAAAAGGTGCTCGATCAGTATGGGCTTCGATGTGCGCACGTTCTTGCACCCCAGATCACACGCGGGAATCTGGCCGATACGCAGCACATTGTCTCCAGCCAGCTGTCCGAAAAACCACCGGCCGTACTCCCCCGCGAAATCAAGCTCGCTCGTGCAATCTTTTGAAACCGCGCGTTCCAGGTGTGCGATATAGGCCTTCATCGCGGGACTGTCTCGCTTGCATCCCAGCACTCGCGTGTTCGGGAAAAACCGGACTTGGGACGTGACGCTGGTTCGCGCCGGCATTTCGCCGATAAACGCGTCGTACTTGTCGCTGTATTCCTTGTACATCGGGTACAAGTCCTGAAAACAAATGAAAGATGCCGGCATTACCAGTCCGCCGTACAGCGACAGCAGGTTCGCAATCGCCAGTTCCCTCAAGTGCGTGCTCAGCGGCGACGGCAGATTGTTCACTTTTGTAGCCCATCCCGGGATGATTTTATGGAACGACGAGTCGTCGATCAGGCACACGTTGAACGACTCGCCGCATTTCTGGATCAGGCTTCGAATTGTGAGGAACATGTACGGCTGGTTCAGTTCACACGAGGTGCGCGACCCGAACGACTCCCAGTTGCGCGCATTTTTCTCGAATTCTATGTGAATCCACAGAATAGGTTTTTTGCTGGACGCTAAAGATGCGTCGTTCAGCAAGTATTTTTGAATCAAATCATAATCGGTCATTCTGTCCTGCGTCTCCTCTTTTTTCTTGTATTTATCGTATAGCACGCCAATCGTCATTAGAACCCCGTAGGCTATAAAGAGTTTTATCAAATCCTCGCTTTGAATCATTGGCTTGTTTCGTTGGTTCGTTGGTTCGTTGGTTTATATTTTGTTTAGATTTAAATATACGTATATATATTTAAATATAATATATAAATAATGAAATTTGACAATATTATTCCCTTAGGTGATAATTGCGCAATATCGATAATTTTAAAAGAACTTGGACTACGAAAAAAATCATATCCATTTGATTGGATTTCGCACGTTGGTTCGAGTCCGGCACATTCGATTCTTGAACAAAACATCAAATTATTTTTAGAATTATTAGAATTGGGTGATATAGAAAATATTACAAATAAATTGGTGGGAATTACGGGAATTACAGGAGATTGCATTGATGAACATAATAAAATAAATGGGGATGTCATATTCCCACACGAACGTGGATCGAGAGAAGAAATTAGAAATAAATATATGCGCAGACTTCAACGATTATATGATGATGTAGTAAGCGACAAGCATAATAATAATTTGTTTATTATGATTACTAGATGCTGTTTAGTAGATGATAAGCTGACGAATGATCTATATGATAAAATTATAAATATAAACGCCAATAATAAACTTATTTTTGTTTCTGGAATTGAACAACCGAGTATGAATATATCACACGGAATTAATTTAAACTACAAGTATATTTTTTATGATGAATCCAAGGGGTGGGAACCAGATAATTCTATTTTTAGACCACAATTAAAAGAATTTTTACAAAATGAACTCTATCTCTGCTAACTGACGGACGTTAGTTAGTTAGTTGTAAGTACGTAATTAATTTATTTGTATGGGTTATAAATGAACCACCATACAAATACAATTACGAATAATAAAACCACATACGGCGAGGTAATTACCCCGCCGGAATTCGCCCGCAACATGCTGCTCGAAACGCTGTCCGGTTCTCCGGACATATTCAAGAACCCGGCGCTGAAATGGCTGGATATCGGCGCCGGCCGCGGATGTTTCGGCGTCGCGCTGCGGTGTATTTTAAACGATACACTTACTGACGCAATACCCGACGCTGCCGCGCGCGACCGGCACATTGTAACGCGGATGCTGCACATGGTGGAGATCAATCCGGACAACGTTGCCGGCTATCTGCGCCCGCTGTTTGGCCCCGACGCCAATATCCACCAGGTCGATTATTTGACCTGGGACCCGCCGGCGGCGGTGCACTATGATGTTATTATTGGAAACCCGCCGTTCAACTGTGACGGCGCGATTAAAGTGCCGACCAATTCAAACACGGACAAGCACGACGACGGGCGCACCGTGTGGCCGCATTTCGTGCGGAAGACGCTGGCGCTAATGCGCCGCAGCGGTATTGAAAACAATACGACAGCGGCCGTTTCCACAACAACAATGTGCATTTTAATACCGTCGATATGGATGAAACCCGCCGACAAGTCCGGTATATACGACGAACTGATTACTTCAAAATTCGGGACCGTGTCCCGGCTTCGATGTTTCACGAGCTTGGAATCCAACCGGATATTTCGGTCGGGTGGTGGAGCGCAAACGCCGTGCTGCTATTTCGCGTACACGCACACGCACACGCACAACAATAATGCGAATGAGAATGACGGCGGTAAATGCGTCGTGGAGTTACGAGATGACGTTTCTGATACAGGTTATACGCTCTATTCGGTGACGACTCCGCCGCGCCCGATCCCGCTGTGCGGCGCATCCATCATAAATAAGCTGCTTGCACTAATGTCTCGCACCACGGGACAGCAGCACGTCCGCGTTTTAAAAACCAATATGCCGGGCAAGGGTGTCACGCTGTCGCCTGTAATAACGGAGGACCACGCGTATCCCTGCATACACAGTTGCACCATAGATAGAGATAAGGTCACAAAGGCGGCACCAATACCGCGTTTGAGTATCCGTTATTCGAGTCACCCGTGCGCGTATGCCGGCGTGCCAAAAATCGTTCTGGCGCATAAAATGTACGGGTACCCGTACCTGGACCTGACCGGCGAATACGGCATCTCGAATCGCGACAGTTACGTCATTGAGCTGGCACGCGACTCAGCCGGTGAGCCGGATAAAGCGTGGGCTATACAAATGATGACGTATCTATCGTCGCCGATTGCGCTCATGGCGTATGACGCCACTCGGTACAGAATGCAGTATTTGGAACGGTACGCGTTTGAATTGCTGCCTATGCCACCGTTTCCGTTCTCAGACGCCGAGCGCATCCTCGGACTTACCGCGGCAGAACTCACATTTCTTTCTCGGAGTCAGTACCGGCCCTTGGCGTTGTTTTCGGTTTAGGGTTAGATATTTGGGCCAATTTAGCCGTCAGTTCGGAGACGGTCTGAGATTCAACAACATCGTGGGTTTTGTTGGTAACACTTCCTAATTCGGTCAGTGCGGCTTTTATCAGTTGGGTTGGGTTGAGGCTAATTACCGGGTGCTCAGGAGCAGGCGCAGGGGCGGGGGTAGGAGCGGGGGTAGGAGCAGGGGTAGGAGCAGGAGCAGGGGCGGGGGTAGGAGCAGGGGTAGGAGCAGGAACGGCAGGGAGGTGGGGTTGGTATAAATGCGACGTTACGTCGCGATAATGTTTTTCATCATCATCATCCGTACCAGCATCAACCTCATTGGGGGGGTTGATACCGACTACCGTGTCAGGGCGTTGTTCAGATAATCCATTATTTAAAAATTCAATTGGGGTGGAGTATTTCGGTTCGTCCATTTGTTTCAGAGCCGATAACGGTATGGCGTGGACCGCCGGACCCGATTGTTCAGATTCCGAATACGATAGAATGCCGTACACCGGAAACTCTTGAAGCGGACGCAAGCTTACGATCACATACGATGACGACGACGACGACAACGCGAGCGCATCGGCTTCTGCATACAGCGTTCGCCCTCCAGCTCCAAAAAACCTGCTGTGAAATGAGCTGTCGCCATCTCCATTGACGGCATCGCTCATTATAATTATTGGCACCTTATAGAAATCGGCCAATAACCATATATCAAACGGCGTTAGCACGTATCTGCTGCTGCGTATGAGCAATTCGTCGCTGTACAGTCTTTTGAGAACGGCATCGGCATTCTCAGCCATTCCGAAATGTCTGAAAATCTGACATATTTTATTCAATGGTGCAGTGACACCCGAAAACCCGAAATTTTTTAGTTCCGCGTATCGATCGCACAGAACCGTTTTGATCTTGTTGACATCCTCGTTCGCGTCAATGCGGTTTTCCAAATGCAGAATATTTGCCATAATTGCAAATGTGATGGCCCCATTTACAGTTTCTGTAATGGCGTCCGCACTAGAACCGCCCTTTTTCACCTGAGCTTGCGCGGTTGTTGTTGGTGTTGTTGTTGTTGGAAATGCGCCCTCAAATACGTCCATAGTGAATTTGGACGGCGGATCAACCAGTCGTTGGCTCACTTGCGCCGATACGGGCTTATTTACAATGCGAGGCGCTCCCTGCAGCGATTGCGGTTGCAATGACGAGTCTTCTCCTTCGCTGCTGCTACTGCTGTCACTGCTGTATTCGCGCGCCGGACGCACAGCGCGCATGAATGACGCGTCGTATATCGGTGGAGTTTTATCTGACCGCTTTGCGTTAAAAAATGAAGTATTGGGCTTCAATGCCGACCCCCGCTCAATTGAGTCAGGCATATTTTTCGCTTGACTGAAAAACTTGTTATCAATATCCGACTGCATTACGATGAGTTCGCTTTCGCAAATACCGTACTTTACGCGGCTGGTAAATAAATAAGCGTTTGCTTTTAGTAAGAATAGACGTGAACGTTCGTGTCGAACCAGCTCGTCGGCCAACCTCGCGTAATATATCGGCTCATTTTCAATCCTGGTTGAACTAGTAACGCGATCTGACGATATTTTATATTTGGGGATGTTTAGACGACACGTTTTCGACCCCGAATCGTACGTGCAATACGCCGGAACATCTTCTTCCTCTTCTCCTTCTCCGTCTCCTTCTCCTTTCGCGCCCTTGTCTGCTGTTTTTTGGTTGCACGCCTCGTTCGTAATGCAACTAAACACTTCCGAAATCGCGCTGGTGTCGTACTCGGAATCGAACGTAACGTGGTCCTTTAACAGCCGTCTAAGACGTTCTTCTACTACACGCATCTTTTCCGAGTACGGCATCGACGCGCTCGAGATAGCGGTCTCGATTGCTGCACGATGTTTCCGCATATCCGACGTCAAGTACCGATTCAACACAACGCGCGCGGTAATTCGAAACGCGCGATAAAAATTAGAATCAACTTGGATATCCCTTACGAACTTTTGTCTGGTGGGATTGAAAGGTGGCTGTTTTAACATTACAATCTTGTCCATTAAAAAATGATCGCCTTTCACGCCAATTGCGGAAGCGGAAGCGATCTGTCCGTCATCATCATACTTGTCTGCACGATTTTCTTCGGGTCTGGATCGGATAAACTGATTTGTTTCGGTAATTAACCCTATCACCATTCTGCCCGTATCGTCCAACACCTTCACTTTTGGCCGGCACGATATTTTCGCCTTTGTATCCAGACTCACGTATTCTAAAAACGACACCGTTGCTGTAAATCCGTTCCACGCGATGCTGGGATCATCCGTATACACCATGTCGTATTTTGGAACCTGTCGCGGTTCAGCGGCTGCTGCATCTGCACCCAGCGAATTAAAATTCATAAGAATTTCCGATGATTCGGTCGGTATATACCCTCTAATAACCCGAACTGCTGCTGCTGCTGCTGCTGCTGCTGAACCGCCATCGCCAGTTGCAGTCGGCTGGTTTTGTTTTTGTACCGTGAAGCCAATCACGCGATTGTCATAGTTTAAAACTTGGGCCGTAATATCATACCGATAGTGTCTCAGAATGCGCTCAATGTATTTTGCGGGATGGTTTGGCTTGTAATATTTTGTTTTGAAATGAGAGCTGTCGGGTGGCGCGCAATATTTATTTTGCACTCGTTTCGCAAATTCGATCGCGTACTTGACGTTCGAAAACAGCTTCGGCTGATTGGGCTCGCCCAACTCAGACAGGTTAAAACGGTACATTACGGCGGTAGACCCATTTCGATTTACGCGGTGGAAACAAATGGGCTCGTACAGTCCGTATTTTTTAATCAAGAAAAATGTCGGTTTTCGACGATCAAAAAACCGGCCCGAATAATGATTGGACGGACAAACGATGCGGACATTGTGCGTATCGTCATCATCGGGCAGCTCCAATACAATCATATTATTGCCCCCCGAAAACAGCTTGGGATTGGGTTCGGTAACAATATCCCACAGTGTTGAGCTGTCCAACACCGCATCGTCGTCGTCAAAAAACTTTTTAAAATTATCAAATGCGATGCATATCTTATGAAGCTGGAGTTTTTTTTGTTCCGCGAATTCTGGTGATGCGTCCGATGTCGCGGATTTCATAAGTTGTGCGTATATAAGGGACCCCGCGTATTCGGAACCGGCCGCAGGCGTACTGTATGCCGCTAAATCATCGTGGTCAATGCCGTACTGAAACTGCGTTACCAGCGATCCGTTGTGATAAGTTATAAACGAGTCGAGCGTGATTGCATCCAGAATCGTACGTCGCATATCTTTTACCGATAGCGGGCGAATCGTCTGGCTTGCTTTGGTTTTTATCGTTACGTATTCCGCGTGAATGTATGCAATTGCGCCGATGATGGATTGCGCGTCCCGCCTGCCCTTTTCAACGCCGCGCCGCAGCAGGCATTCGCGTCCGATCTCCGAACAGTCTTCATTGCCGCTATTTGAAAAAAAGAATTTTTGGATCGGGACGGGTAAATGCCCCAGCTGGTGCAATTTCAACGACCTTTTGTTTGCGTCAAATATCGTGGTGGTTGTTTTAACTTTTTCATCGTTGAGTTTATCCAGAGTTGGTATGAGCCCGGTCGCCATCGCCTGCGTCTTCCATTCGGGAACCGTAACTGTGCCTGTGGCGGCGGCAGGATCAGCAGCAGCAGCAGCGAGAGCAGCACGTCGTTCACTATCCGACATTTTTGACAGTTTGATTGCCATTTTTTTTGCAGCATCATCCGCTTTTTCTTCGGCCGATGTATATCGAATATTGTTGAGCGCGGTGGCGAAGCAGCACGGCATTCGCACTAGCTTGTGATCGTGCATTTGTTCCACGAACCCGGGGTACAGTTTCACGTACGGCTCAACGCCGGACTCGAATTCGTATATTCCCTTGGGTAAATCAAATTTACGCGTGGTTTTGTTATAGTAACGGGCGATAGCGTCCTGTTCACTGACGAATGAGTTTGTTTCCAAATTCCAGAACCGCGGGCAGATATACCATCTCGCGGTTTGTTCGGTGCTTCCAAAACGGTACGCGTTTACAACCAGTATCGAAGGTTTTCCGTCCACCGGTGTGATCGTCTCGCTATATCTATAGAAACTGGTTTTGCTCATATCGTCCCTGTGCAGTTCGTATTTTGTATTCGTTGCAAATTTGGGGTCGAGTTCCACCATCTCTTCGTCGGTCAGTGCAACCGGCTGCGAGTGATTGTGTGCCTTTGATCTTTTTTGACAGCACCTGGCATACCCCTTTTCTTTGGGATTCTTGGATATGAAAAATAACACCTTGTCGGCTTTTTGAAGTCGGTCCAAGAACGGATTTTTTTTTTGCACGTCCGTATCGTCGTCCTTATTTGCCGCTGCTGCCGCCGCCGATGCTGCCGCCACCGATTTGGGAACCTTTTGAGCTCTGGGGGGGACCTTTGCTGTTGCTAGAGCCTTTGCCCCACCGGACCTAGGCCTGGCCGAACCCGCCGAACCTGCCGAAGACCGGGATGAATCGGAATCTGAATCAGATCCCGTATTAGCATCATCATCGCCAAACATGTTGCCAAGAAAAAATGCCGATTTTGTTTTCGGAACTTCCTTTTTCGGTTCATCCCGGTCTTCTACTGCAGGCATTTCGGATGATATCGGCGCCGCAGCCTTAAAACACATTTTCCGAATTCGATCCAGCGGTATTTTGGTTCTCTCATTATGAAATATGCGAAGCAGTGCGTCGATGTAAATGGGAATAGTACACAAATAGTAAATATTGTTTACGTGTTCAATTGAAACTGTCATATTGCTATTTTTGGTCAGTTCGTCATTTATGAATACGCGAATACCGTGATTACGTTTGCTGCTGCTGCTGCTGCTGCTGCCGCTGCTGCTACTGCCGCTGCCGCTGCCGTCACCAGCGGTGGCGGCCACCATATCGGAAAAATGCTGTTCGTCAAAATCCGAAACACGTTTTAAATTCATTACTGTCATATTTTTGTTTTTATTGTGAAGTTCGGGTTTTGTGAATATGCTCTCGCTGCAGCTGAATATTTCATTCATATTTATTTCACGGCCCGTTTTGGCACTCATTTCGTATTCCATATCGAGTATGCGCACATTCCGAGTGTCATATGCCGACGCGTATTGCGCAATGAACACGCCATTTTGCTGAAATGCGCGATTCAGTTTGATTATTACGGGATTAAGAACCGATCGTATGATTTCGTCCACCATACCCACATTGCAGAGGTGATGCAGCGCAACAGATACAAAAATCCGACCCGATGTATCGAATTCGCAAATAACGTGGTCGCAAAATCTGGTTGCTGTCGCCGCAGTGACCGAGGTAGAACTTGTAGGCGCGAATCTAGAAAAATATAGGCTGACACAATTGGGCATTCCACACAATGCATTTATATGAGTAAATTCCGACATTTTCAAAATTGGAACCTTGTTTCCGTAACGGTTTGTGCGCGGTGAGTGGAATTTGTACACATTGTCGCGCCGCGCATAGTTGAGTTTCATGAACAGGAGCTCGCTGCTAGTACACACGGTCTTAAATACCGCATCTATTGGAAACGCTCCCGCATTTTCTGGAGCGATTACGACGGATAATCGCCGAATGCCCTGATCCGCGTATGCAAATGATTCCGCTCCTCCGGAAGGGTTTGTCACGCTCGTGTCTCGATTGTCGTAAACTTCGTAAAAGAAATTAACGTTTGCGCAATTCCGCGTAAACGCGTCGTCGTCCAAGTCCGCGCGCGCGATATCTGCGAGCGTTTGTTTAAATGCGGCATTTTCGCGATATGTCTCGATTGAGCTGGTGCAGGACGCTTTTCGCATTTGTTTTGCAAGGAATGGAAAATATATTTTCAGCGCCTTTGCACCGTCCGCGTCGATTTTGTGACGCACCGACGACGAGAAATCAAGCACGTCGGTGGCACAGCAAACGAAGAGCGTATTGAACAGAAACAATTCGCAATCCATCAACAGCTGAGATTCGGTACTGGTTGGCCGTATATCCAGCGTCTGCTGGTCGTACGATGTTGCGTGTACGAAGGGGTCTGCTGCAAACACGTGAGCCAGTCCGTCTTCTACGAATGTGTGACCTATGCACATTGACACGACCTGCATTTTGCGCTCCAGGTTAAGGTCCCTGATATCCTCAAACGTGTACGGTTCTTCGTCGTGTTCGCCGCCACTTTCGACATCAGATCCAGATCCAGCGTCTTCCGATCCGGAGCCGGATTCAGAGTCAGATCCGGAGTCAGAACCGGATTCTGATTTGGATTTCACTTTTTCCCGCGCAGTTCGCTGTCCGTTATATTTCTGATTACAGTCTTCCGCAACAGATAGCTCTACGCTTGATGTATTAATTTTATCAATATTCGACACGAAATTATCCAGTTTTACCTTGGTGATTACATCTTTTCCGGCACGTGACAGCGCATCGTACGCCATTCGCGTCGTAAGCTGCGTTATGCACTGTTTTCCAAACAAGTACAATTCGCAGGTTGAAATATCAGGCCGATGCGTTTGAAGTGCGCGCATCACCTTGCGTTTTATTATCTCTATGCTATCATCTAAATGTATGCGCTCGTTCAAAAATGTAACGCCGATATTACGAGATCTAATGTTTTCCAATTCCATCATACTAAAAAATGGCAGCATTGCCTTAACGACGGGATCGGTGGGTGCTAATTCCTTCTTTCCGCCGGCATCACCCGCATCACCCGCATCACCTGCATCACCCGCATCACCCGCATCACCCGCATCACCCGCATCACCCGCATCCGAAATAAACATTGGCTTAAATGTGTTCGCAAAAAAGTTGTTCATTTTAGCATGGTCGCTACCGCAAAAAACATATATGTTGGCTATATTATTAACGCCAACGAGGTGCGAAACTTTGAATACTTTAACATCCTTGTATAAATCACACACTTCAATCTCACGTGCCATAATGAATGCGTTATTTAATTATTTATTATTATAAATGTATTATATAATTTAATTAATTAATTAAATTATTCAGTTTCATTTATTATATTTTATGGTAAAACTAATTCCAAATAATGTTATATTATATTTATATTTATATTTGTTGTTCGCCGAGGCATCTCTTCAGTTCGGTAGAGCAGAGCGCATTTAACTTTAAAACGCACTCGTCTTCGAACAAATGAATATTTTTGTCGTCGTCGTTGGGGACTTTGGGCAAAGACAATATTTTGATGCACGCTTCCGCTAATTCGGCTACATTATAATCATCGCCACCGCCACCGCCACCACGATTACAGGATATTTCTTCACAGAACCGCATTCTCGGATTCGTTTCGTACAGTGGCAGAAGCGCGTCGCGTTGCGTGGGATATTCACTGATCACAGTCACATTATTATTAAACTGCAGCGCAGTGTGGATTCGATCCGTTTCAAGAATGCTATTTGCGTAAAAGTGAATATTCAGCACGATTCGCGCGCTCGATATGTATTGTATCAGCTCATCTCCAAACGCGCGAGACAACACTCGTACGTTATAACCGTATCCGCGATGTTTCAAGGTCTGTGTGAGCTGAGTTACTATTCTCTCGCGACGCGGATTTATTGATCCGTAAAATAATATATCACTGTGATACGACGTTTGCGCAACAGGTGCAATAATGGCGGAATTAATGTAGATTGGGGGCGGAAGCACGCTAATTTTGGATCGCAGCGACTCTGGGTAGTAATCCAAATTCACGAAACTGTAATCGAACGCGGCAATACTGTTTCGTATTAGCGCGATAAGTGTGGGATTGAAATGCGTTTTAATAAGCGTTTCATTTGCAGCTGACGAACTGCTCGACACATTCTTATCATTCAGCTGTTCGAGCTGGTAAATGCAGTATTTGCCAGGATCGGGTACAGCGCTCGCGTCGGTAACCAGCAGCTGCGGAATCAGAATAAAAAGCAGCTCTGTGGGTTTCGTTCGGTTTCGCTGCACTGTTTCAGGTGAAACAAGCTCATCGCATACAATATCGGCCGTAAGTATTTTAAGTTCTCGCAACAACATTTGACTGAGCGCTCGGGTTAAATTCAAAACGTATTTGGTGGTGTAAAACCTGACGGTTTTAAATTTACGCTGGGATAATCCGGGAAGTGTTGGATTTGTTGCGGCAGCAGCAGTCGACATGATAATAAAATACTAAAATAAATGTTTTTAATATGAAAATAATAATTAGTTATAAACTAATTGTCAACTCTCTCACAAATAATATTTACCGAATTTTTAACCGAATTTTAACCGAATTTACCGAATTTTTAACCGAATTTACCGAATTTTTAACCGAATTTACCGAATTTTTAACCGAATTTACCGATTTTTAACCGAATTTACCGAAAAAAATAATATAGATACTAATAATATAGACTAATTAACCGATATGATATATACTTGTATAACCTGTGATAAAACGTTTAAACAGAAAAGTGGTTTTACTGATCATTTGAATAGGAAGAAACCATGTATAAAAATAACTAAAACCATACACCAAATTACACCAAATTACACCAACCTTACACCAAAATTACACCAAAATACACCAACCTTACACCAAAATTACACCAATTTACACCAAATTACACAAAAAGCCGAAAATAAATGTAATTATTGTTATAATACATATTGTAGGTCTAATGTATTAAAAAAACATTTATTAATTTGTAAAGTAAAGAAGCAAGAAATAAGTGAAAAAGAGGAGATATTAAACAAATTATTAGAACAAAACAATAAATTAGCATTAACAAACAATAAGTTAGCCTTAACAATCGAAGAATTAAATAAAAAGATAGAAAAATTAGAAAATAATAATAATAAAACGAACCATACCCAAAACAATAAGAATATAAAAAATCAAAACAATGGGATAAGCAACACCATAAATATTATAGGATTTGGCAAAGAAGATCTTTCAAAAATAGATAATGCCTCATTTTTTGAAGCTTTGATGCAAATGGGATACAATATTCCTACCAAAATGTTAGAGAAAATCCATATCAATGAAAAATACCCAGAGTACAAAAATATCTATATATCAGACATCAATCGAGGAAATGCGATGATATACGACGGTAAAAAGTGGAAATTAGATAAGTACGATAATATTAGTGATAAACTATTAGACAAAGTATTACATTTTATAGAGGAACGATACGACGAAATCAAAGACGATACATCAATACCAGAAAAAAAGAAGACAAATATGAAAACCCGACTGAAGATATTGGAGATCATGAAGGATTATGAAGAGGAAAAGGAGAGAAAAAGACACGAATATTTAAGGAATCAGTGCAAAGACAAGATCAAGATAGACTTATATAACAATCGAGAAAGCATTGCGGAAGAAAATCCTAAGATAGAAGATGATACTTAATAATATTCAAGCCAATAAATACATTAGGCATAAATATTATTTAACCGAAAATAAAAAATTACTATAATTTATAACTTAACCTATACAGTTTGTGTTGTTTGTTTATTTGTTATGTCTAAAAAAATACTTGTAATTGTTTTATCTGAAACTAGGGCACACGAATTAACCTTTGATAATTTCAAAAAAAACGTGATAGATGTTTTAAATGCCGATCTATGCGTGTGTATCGGTGTTAGTCCAAATTATGACTATACCAATCCATTCTATAATTTAGCAAAATATAAATTTACGTACGATGAACCCAATGATTTTGGAGATGCATTTGATTATGCTTACAATTGCCTGTCAAATACTAGCGCTCAACAACAACAACAACAACAACAACAAGAAGAATTTCCAAAACACTGGCGCGAGTTTTTGAAACTGAAAGATCAATTTTTAGGAGGTATAAAGGATGCTACAAATCAACACCCGGGATCTGGGGCGATACAAATTTTTTTCCGATGGTTTCTTTTAACAAAATTACAAGAGAATGATTTAATAAACAAATATGATAGGTTCATTATTACAAGAAGTGATTATATTTATCAATTACCGCATCCAAAGATAGAACTTTTGGATGAAAAGTTTATCTGGATACCCGACGGTGAACATTATGGGGGATATACTGATAGACATGTTATTTTATCTAAGCATAATATCGAACCTCATTTGAATATACTAAATAATTTTGTATTAAGATCAAATGAATATTTTATGAAAATGAAACATCGTACAGATTGGAATATAGAACGAGTTATTAAATTTCACTTGGAACAAAATAACGTATTACATCTGGTTAGACACACTCCATATGTCATGTACACTGTTAGAAATAAAAACGGAACCACTAGTTGGTCAGTGGGTAATTTTTCAAATGAGCTTGGTTATTATATTAAATATTCTGGTGAATATAATAAATCAACTGATTACAAAAATAAATTTGAACGTTCTGGATTAACCATTGATGAGTTCTATTCCAAACATATTTAATTACAAAGCGGGTTAGGTTTTTACTGGGGCGAGGCGGCGGGCGGCCCCATTTTATTGAAACAGCTCCAATATATCCACGTGCTTGAAAATGGTCTTGTTGGTGATGCTGGGATAGCTCTTTGCCTTTAATAAGCTGACATACGTCACGCTGTTGAGCACGTTGGCCCATTCTTCCAGCGCAACCAAGTGCTGGTGACTGTTCTTTATGATTATAAACATGTTTTCGGATATTTCATCCAGTTCGTTCGTTTTGCCCGGAGTTTTAATGTATTCGCGTATCAGTTTTTGCAGATTAAGAACGAGCTCGATCACCTGATCCGGCTGGATAATGCCCTGTTTCATAAGATTAACAATGAACAGCGACATCGCCTTTCGGCGATCGTTATTTTTATTCATCGCGCAGAACTTGTCGTAATCCTTTTTGGGGTCGCAGTATTCAATAGATTCAAACAGTCCCAAAAATTCCCCTAAATTGGTCTCGAATATCGTTTCGAAAATGGGGTACGATTTTATCAGCTCGTTGTACAGGCGCGCATACAGCTCCGAATAGAACTGATTCGAGCTCGCGGTGTTAAAAATAGAGGTCCCGATTTTAAGCAAGCATTCGTTGTCGGCATTATTGGTGTTAAGATCGCTAATTTCTTTCAAAATCGTGTCACGCGTTTCCGAGTAACTGTCATTGGTCAGCCTATTCAAGCACGCGCGGATGTTATTGATGTGCGATTCGATGCCTTGAACGCGAACGAGCTCCGTTGCCTGAAAGGCGCGAATCGATTCCCAATCGTCGTCAGTGATGTGCTGGTCCTGGCGTTTTGTACCGCGCTTATCACCTCCGACTCCCACGATAATCGATCCACCTCCTCCACCGCCACCTCCTCCTCCTCCTCCACCGAGACCTCCAACACCGCCGCCGGACCCCATCATACCCACACCTGAGCCAGCGGTAGTTTTACCCTTTGGAAATACAGGAGTTTTAACGTACGTGGGTGCGCCAACCTGCTCTGCTAAACTGGATATCATTGTTATTACAGATTGCGGCACCGAATATTCAAAACCATTGCATATAATTCTATCAAAATCAGACAGGGTGTACTGGGCCGTGATATGTCGAGTAGGGGGGCGCGGCGGGGCATGCTGTTGGGCTGTGGTGTCGACCTGCATATGATATATGGATGGTATGATGATACGGGTACAATATTTAACAATTATATTTAATATTTATATGATAATTGATAATATAATATATAATATTAGTTAACGAGCAGAGACAATATGAATGTTATCATCCTCAGTATTTTATCGTCGGCCGCCGCAGAGTCATTGACGGTATCCTTGTCCGCATCTATTATCAGCTTGCTGCGCGGATCGTTCATAATCCAATCTTCGTGATACGCGTTGCATTCGGAAATGTAGGTGGGCGAGATGACTTCACCTTCTCTGGCGCGAAGGTTGATTCGCGCAATGCACGTCTCCGCCGAAGCGCGAATATATATAATACCGCTGGCACATACGTCGCGATTAAACTCGTCGAACCACATGTTATAAATGGTATGACCAATCAAGTCGATTTGCCCCTGATGATACAGCATTTTCTCAAACACGTTGCGATCGGTTTCGACGCATCGTTCGGTAACAATAATGTCGATTTCTGGATTTCGGACCGCGTCGAGTAAAATGGACAGTCGCGAAATGTATGCCATCATCTGAAATTTGAAGGCGTATTCTTTTGGGGCCTTGTAAAAATTAGCAAGTACGGTTTCACCGTTTTCGTCCACGATCCGATTCCAAACCGTATCTACCGGCTCTTGAATAAAAAAAACGTTAGGCATTTTCGCAAACGCGACCTTGAGCTGCTCAACTGATGTCGATTTTCCGGATCCAATTCCGCCGTCAACGGTTACAATCACGGGCCTGGACCGCCTGGTTCGGTTACTACTACTACAAGAACTGGTTATCATTGTCCTTAATAACGACAGCATAGACGGCGTAGTATCCGCATTTGAACCGCTCGCATTCACATCATCGATTGGGCAGATAGGGTTGATGGTATCCATAGTATTGGGATAATATATTATATACTAACCAATATTTTCTATATTGTTTAGACAATTAATTTCGCTAAAGTAACTGAAATGAATTAGGATGGTGGATTAGCATCCGGTTTTGCTTTTATTGTGTATTTTCGTTTTTTTGCGACCACCGGTTCGACGACGGCGGCCACAGCCACCACCTCATCGGCTTTCATTTCTTCTTTTACTTCCTTTGCTTCCTTTGCTTCTTTTACTTTCTTCGGTCTCGGAGCTGGTTTTGGTTTCGGGGCTGCTGCTGCTGCTGCTGCTGCTGCTGCTGCTGCTGATGCTTCTGGCGCCTTTACAACATTTACGCCTTTTGAGGCGTCGACAATATCCGAAACGGATACAGTCAAATGCTCCTGCATTGCCTCGTGCAACCCCTGATTTTTAATAAATGCCTCAGATACACTTTTGGCATCCACTTGCCGTTCTTTTTTAAATATGAAGTAATTGTTGAGAAACGATATGGTGCTGTGATATGTGTCATTCATTTTAGGAGCCAACCAATAATCGTGTTTCTCTTTCTCTGTCGCGGATATTTCGCTTGCCATTAGTCGAAACAGCTCCTGGAACGAGCCCATGCTGTTAGGGAGGTGATACTCTTGCTCCGCCTCCGCTTTTGGCACCAGAACAAATCCGTAGTTCTCCATTAGCCTGGTGAGATACACCGCATTCACCAGATATTCGCGATGCGTCTTATTTATCGACTCCTGATACACGTCAATAGCATACCCAATCGACGTTTCGTCGTCCAAATAACCACCGGTTCCACCCTTTTTATCCCGTTTATCGAATGGGTATTGGCGCGATATTGACCACACGCATCTACCGGCGTCGTCATATAGGGATACCGGATCATCGGGTCGCTCGTTTAGGAGCATTTTATAGACGCGCCTGCCGTCGTAACACGTTCCGATAAAATGCCCGCCAACTTTTGTGGTCTCGCTCACGTTGCGCAGAAACGTGTGCAGCGTAGCTACATCTTTCCAGAAGTAGTGCATTGCAAACTGGACCGAACATACATCAAACCCATCCTTTCCAACCGCATAGTGTTGCGCTACAGCGCGCCCCACGACGTTCGGATCCGGGCGGTCCACTGCGCCGAATATTGTGTCGGCAATTGCCTTGTACAAGCTAGCGCTGCCGCTGCCGCTGCCGCTGCCGCTGCTGCTTTCATAAGCGTCAGTTTCGCTCGTTCGGATCGGCTTTCCGCTATCTGCTCGAATAAATGCCATATACGGTACCGATTTCATCAGATTGTTTCTGCGAAGGGTGAGGTACCGCGCATATGCTCCGTCTTGTCGGTTCCTAATATTGTCTTCTGCGATATCGATTCCAAACACAGCCGATAATTCGGCGTGCGCCCATTTGTGAATGTCGCCCGCTTTGCCAACCGCCAAATCGATAAGGGTGCTTCCAGGTCTACATACCGCCGAAATTAGCGCCCGTTTTACGAACAGGTTATGAAAATCGCGAAGCGGTTGCATAGATGACGTGTCGCGCAGCCGGTCTCCGTCGCGAATAACGGGGGAACGATTGTAGTAGGCGTCGCTTTCAACCACGCTTTCCAAAAATATGTTTGCGCCAGTTCGAAGCATCGTATCGGTGAGCGGATTGTGTATTGAAAACCAGTTATCGTTCGCAACGTGAAACGCATTTCCCATTTCCTTTGCCAGCGTCTTGTCGTGACGCACTTTAATGGGAATCCAGCGCCATCCAGCCGGACGTTCCGCATCGTACCGGAATTCAACCACTGCGCGATCTGCGAATGAATCTTCGCCGGATTCGGTAAGCATTTGATACACTCCGCCGCTATTTTTTAGGCGTATATTGCAAATATGCGCCGTATCATCCGGTGGGATCGTGGGGTAGAACGGTGCCGCGATCCGTTGTTGTTGTTGTTGTTGTTGTTGTTTATTATATTTGGAATTGGCGGGGGCATTGCCGGCGCTAGTAGCATCTGGATCGGCAAATGCGGCCACATCGGCACTATTTATAATATTGCTGTTATCATTCGGCAGGTCAATCGCGGTGCTCATCGGGTTCAGATATCCGTCGCGTTCCACCGAATAGCCTACCCTGAGCGTGAGCGTCTTATATTCGAAGATTTCGCCCTCGCTGTAACTTTTTTTCACAATGTCGCTCTGGTCGTGGTGTTTTTCGGTGGTTACCATAAAATCGATCGTGTTGTGCTCCACGGGCTTCCATTTGAAAGATCTCGGCCACGTGAGTTTCTCCAATGGAGCGTGAATTCCGACTTTGGATACGCATACCCCAGTGTTTGCCGGAGTGAAGATGAGTCCGTCCGTATTGTATTCAAAGCAGCCATCGTTGATTCCATTCAGCACGTTGGAACAGCATCGAAATATATCATACGGACCGCCATTGTCGGCGATCTCAAATCGTTTTACGGTGAGGCGTATGGGTGCTGCCGAGAAAGCGCCCCCTGAAGCAGCAGCTGGAACCACCACTGAACGAAATGTGGCAGACGAGTCCCTCATAAATTCTCTCAAATGGTACAGCCGAAAATTTGATTCGGCCGACATTCGATTGTTTGTTGCAAACGCCAAATGACGAATATCGATTTTGCGGATGTAGTAAATATCGAAAGCCGCATATAAATTAATGAACCGACCGGTCTTGTCGTGCAAAATGTGCTCGCCGTCAATGAGCGTGTAATGCAGCTTCTCGTCAATGCACACCGCACCCGTAAATTGCACGTTCATCGCGGTATCGATCAAGTACATTCGCCCCAGCCTGTTGACAAAGAGCATTTTTCGCTGTCCGTCGGCCTTGTCCGTGACCGTATAATTAAACCTGATGTTTGGCTTACTATTTTCATCGTAGCTGGCAATATCAATATCCGCGAGGTTGAACTTTTGCAATGTAACAGACGACGGTCCTATGAAATCTCTTGGAAACAAGCGCACATTGTCCCGGTCCCGACCACGATCCCGGCCCGCCCGTCCGTTATCTCCCCCAACCTTGAAGTTGAAATCGTCGCCAGACTGATCACTATCACCACTGCCACCGCCACCGCCACCACCGCGGCGATCGCGAGCATCCTTGTAATGCAGCAGGTGGTAATACTCATTATACACCGTCTGCATTTCAGGGTACGAGATTGGGAAATTTGTACCCTGGAGTCCTGATAAAATCAGCTTTATCGCGCCTCGCAGAGCGTGGGCGAGTACGGGTGCACTGTTTATGAATTTCCCCGGACCCACGCGCGCGTTCAGAACCTCGATTTCAATCTCATATTTTAAAGCTGATTCGGTAACTTTTGATGTCGCGAAATTGTATTCGGCCTCCATTTGCCAAGATCCCTCTTTTCGGTGAGATTCCTTGATAGCGCTTATATCAATGCGCAATGGCAAATTGGGGTGCTCAAACGATGTTCGCTTAATGTACCGAAACGTTTTTTTCATTTTAGACCACTCTGATTCCGCTGATAATGCGCGTATTTCGGCGCTTTCGTACCGCAGTCGGTGCTCCTTTTGAAGGCTCACCCTGAAATTAAAGTCGTCGAAGTTTATGGGAGGCACCATGACATCATTAATGTATACGCCCGTTTTTTTGTTGAATATGGTTTGCATCACGTTCAGCTTGTTGGTCTTGCAGTATTCCTGCACATTGGCGCGCCCGTTGATTTCGACTCGGATGCTTGACACTTTCGGGTTGGGCGGTTCAGGTGCGCACTGGATGCGTAAATGGTAGTCGTCCGTTCGAGTGCAGGCATACCCCTCAGACAATAATTTCTCAATTACCTTTTCGTGATCCCGGCGCATAATGGGTTTAACTCCCCGGATGCCGCGCGTTCCGAATCGAACCTCGAGCTCGTATTCATCCTTCGTGGAAATCGCGTTCTCTAAATACGTTTCCACTAAACGATTCAACTGCTGCTGCTGAGACGCATTGTGTGCTAGATCGGCGGTCTTGGAGTGCTGCTGCTGCTGTTGCTGTTGCTGCTGTGCTTGTCGTCGCATTCTTTAAATAAATAATACTATCTATATTATACGGCTAATTTATAATATGTTTTCGTTACTACTTAATAAACCAAATTAAAAATTAAAAATCAATTTTAAGGAAAAATCATTTTATCGAAAATACATAAAGATATTTTCACATCCCATGGTATAAAACCTACCAATTTATTTCGACGAATTTTTCAACGATGAAGTTGGGTCATATCGGCACATTGATCCTTATTTGCGGTATTGGAATGAGCTGTTTAGCAATTCCAATCCCCGATACTATCGACGGCCACGACAACCACGACAGCCACGACATTTCTGTTTCGGAGTTTGAGTTTTCGAACGACGAACCTTGGGGATGGGGGGGATTGGGAGGGAGAAGAGCTTTATTGAAAGCAAGGTCACCCGCGAAAGCACCCGCGAAAGCACCCGCGAAAGCACCCGCGAAAGCACCGCCAGCGAAAGCACCGCCAGCGAAAGCACCGCCAGCGAAAGCACCCGCGAAAGCACCGGCAACCCAGACAACATCTCGTCACGCAGTTCAGCACACACATAATGTTCACACAGGAACGCGTCGTCACGTAGTTCATACTACCACTACTAAGGTTACTAAGGTTACGGTTGTAACAAAGCCCGTAAAACCGACAGTAGTTGTAAAGGCTGTATCCGCTGCTGTACCTGCACTCGTCGTCGCGTCTGTCGCTGCCACCAATGTGAAAAAGCAAGAAACGGCTATGGATAAATGGCTCGCAACCGTCGAGGGCGCTCACGCCTCGCAATTTTGTAAATCGCTCGGCATTGAGAACAAGCCCCAAATTTACGACGGATGTTTAGAAGATATGATGGTAATGAAGAGCGAAGAGATCGCGCGGTTGGGCGCGCTCACCGCCGAAGAATTTCTGGCGAAGGAAAAATCCGCCGATAATAGCAAGCGTTACTGCATTGCTTCAGGCGACCCCCATTTTACCAGCTACGACCGCGACATTTACCACTTGCAGGAAGAAGGCATCTTCGAGATTGCCGGATCCGATGATGACAAGTTTGAAGTGCAGGAACGCGTCAAGAAGAACGGCGCGAATAAACCCGGTGTGCCTTGCTGCATAATCGGCGCCGTCGTTCGATTCGGCGACGTCTATGTTGAAGTTGACGTGTACAATTACGGCAAGATTCGCGTGAACGGTGTTCAAGTGGATCTGGCAAAGGACACTACCAAAACGTACGGCGGAGTGAAGGTGCGCTACGGCAAGCAGAACATTGTTTGGCGTGGGGCCAAGGATCAGACTACCGCAATAACCATCACGGGCCCCGGCGGATTTTCCGTTATGATCGAAGGCGGATACTGCGGAACGCTGGAAGTGAATGTACCAAGCACCTATTTTGGCAAAATGAAGGGACTGTGCGGCAACGCGGATGGAACTGCAACTAATGCCGACTTCTCGTCACCTGACGGTAAAGTAATGGACGTGAAGCGCGGTGCAAAAGACTGGCAGATGTCCGGCTACGGCGGCCCGACTTCGCCCCTGTCCAAATGGCAGCTCTCGTGGAAACCCACCGGTTCCGAATGCTTGTTTGCCTCCGGATGCGAGACGCTGCCAGCAACCGCTGTACCCATTGCAATGCACGCCAAGCGCATCGCCGAAAAGGTTACTGCCGTCAAAGCCGCTGCCGCTGCTCCTGTTGTTGTCCACACCCCCGCCCCCATAGTAATTTCACCAACCGCGTCATCATCCGGGTCCAAGTCATCATCCGGCTCCAACTCCAAGTCATCATCCCGTTCCCATTCCCACCACGCCAATCTCAGTCCCGAGCCCGAGCACTTGGTGGTGGCGATTCATAAGTTCCACAAGGACACGCAGTCCAAGATGCACGACTTGAAAACCAAGATCGAGCAGCTACTCAAACAGAACGCCGACAAACAGCGCGACGAGCTGAAACAGAGCGAACAGAATTACAAAAACTCCAAACAGGACGCCGATGCGGTTTCCTTGAAATACGACCTCTACGCGAAACGACTCGCTTCATTGAAGAACGACATCGTTCTAGCGAACGGCACGTTCATATCGCACTACAACGCGATGCTGTCCGACAACGCGTACTTGCTGAAACTGCAGCTGTTCAAGCCGAGTTTCATTGCCACACTGGACCATTTGAAAACCACGTTGGCGGGCCTTGAATCCGGTGTGAATGGCTTGATCGGATTGAACCCCGACGAGAAGGTCGAGCTGTCGCGACTCATGTTCAAACTCAGAAACAGCACGTACGCAACAACGGATGATGTCGCTAGCGACTTTTTGCGGTTCCTGGAGAAACACAAGTCGGTACTTATCGCAGACACCTCCAAAACGGATGCGGCCAAGAAGAAGCTGGACGGTCTGCAGCAAGATTATGCTGATACCAGCAAACTGTCAAAAGCTGCGTACGAAGAGTACCTCAAATTCGCCCGCATTGTGGCCGAATTAAAGCTGCAATTCGCGGCCACGGCTTCTGAATCTGCGCTGTTTGAAGAGCTGATGCACCGAGTTGCGGCGATGCTGCAATCTGGATCTACAGCGACCAGTTTCATTCACGATGATGCTCGTAAGAGCTGCGCGGTCGACCTGCTTAAAAGCCACTCGCATAACAATTTGTTATAAAATAAAAAATATAAAATAAAATGAAAAATAATATTTATAATTTAGTTGCATATTATATAATATTATATATAATATTAAAAATAAACATGAGCATATGCGCCAAATATCAAGCTAATAAAGTGGACAATATTCAACAAAAGCACGCTGAAGCATTAAAACGTATAAATGCTCGTGTTAAACCCACAACAGCCGAATCGGCGCTAACTGTAAAACATATTGAAGAAATATTTAAAATAATAGATGACGTGTTTTTTAATAAACAGATAGAAAAACTTTTACGGTCGAGGGGGATCGAATTGAAATTTGATGTCGCCTTGCGTCTCACGTCTACTGCGGGATATTTCAAAAAGCTCAGCGAGAAGAAACACGTGCTAGTAATTTCAGTTCCTATCATGAAGCAGCTATTTTCAAAGGATGAAAAACGTTATGCATTAGGTGGAATGCAGTGCACATCTAAAAATGAATGCATATACCACGTTATATGCCATGAATTAATTCATTTCATAGCGTCGGTAGAGTGTCCCGAACTTGTGACATCTCAGCGCGGACATAATGGAATATTTAAACAACTGATAAAAAATATATTCGGGCATACAAATTTCACCCATTCATTGAACGTGGATATGGATAAAAAAATCAGATTATTGGACGCAATTAAAACCAATTTTAAAATAGGGGATATGGTATCATTCAAGTATGGCAAAGTAATAATGCGCGGACAAATCTTGTCGATCAACACTCGAGTTAAAATAATTACTTCTGATAAAAGAATGTTTTATATAGGACCCACGTCGATTATTAACGATATTGCAGCTGAACCCCGGGCGCGTAAAAAAGCCCAAACTCGAAAAAAGCCTACCTCAACCGCCGCCGCAGCCGCCGCAGCCGCAACCGCATCAGGTTGTTCGTCTTATAATGCAGAACCGGAATGTACCAAAAGCAAATACAACTGCGTTTGGGGGAAAACAAAAAGATGCAGTAAGAAGCGATCGCGCGCCGCATAGGATAAAATTATATAATATTAGTATCTTTTCATCCTACTACGCGTTTTTATTTTACGCATTTTACGTTTAGTTTTTCCTCCCTTTCTACTACTTTTGCCTCGTTTAAACATCAGTTCGCACAACTTGCCGACGCATCCTGGTTGAGATGCATTGCTATTGCTATAGCTGGCGACTGGTACGTGCGTCGGTGGCCCACTGCGCATATGATTATCATAAGGGCGGCGGATACCATAACTACCGTCAGGCTGTTTATAATAACGTGGCGCCAACGGGGGTAATGGGATAGGTACGATATCACTCTTCACCCTTTCGTTAACCCGGGCATTAATCATTTCTCCAATCTGCGCCGCTTTGCGCGGCGATTTTTGTGTTGGATCTTTACTGAGTAGTTTAGCTAGTTCTTCCGCCATTGCGCTACGCGCCAATAATTTCCTATTTTTTTCCGACCTCTGTTGTTCTAACAGTATCTGATTCATCATTTGCTGCTTCTCCTGCTTCTTCTCGGCCGTATTCATAGTATCGCTAATCACAAATACTAATGTGTGTTTTTTTACTTAATTATTTTATTATATAAATTAAGATAAAATTTTTGGAATACTAAATAAATATAAATTCATAAAAACAATATAAATTATAGACTATTCATTTAATTATAATATTTATTTATAATTAAATTAAATCATCAAAAAATGGGACAAACGCTTTCATTTGCAGCAACGTACGAACTTAAATTAACACCGTCGCTTTTCACGTACGATAATAAAACGGAAACGGATACGCAGGTCGAAATATCTGAAGAACACGTCGATAAAATATCCGCGTATGTTTCCACTAGCGGATTCAAGTCCGAAATTGCCGCAATTACCAAAGTTTCAGTAGAAGCGGTACATTTGACGTTCGACCCATCGAGCATAAAATATAACGCGGATGACAATGCCGTAACAATCACCGGAAAATGGAACCACGGCACGAAACAAGCTAAAAAATCCGTAAAACGCGCAAAGCATGCTGGCGGCGGCAGTGGCAGTGGCGCGAAACGGAGCCTCGTTTCAAGTCAAGAAGCTGATGCAGATGAAAATAAAAATAATGATAACCCAGGATCCGACGACGACCTCGACATTAAAGTGTCGGATGTTCTGGCCGAAATCAAAAATGAATTGCACAGAGAAGCATACCTGGAAACCGAAATCTCAAAACAGGCCCATTTATTTATTTGTTTCTCCGAAGATATCGATATGAGCAAAATCTAAACCGCTGGGATGAATTTATATTAATTTAATCAATAATATAAATTCTAAAATTAATCTGATACGATATCATTTTCAATATCGTTAATTTCGATGTCGTCGCTGTCGTAATCTTCGTAGTTGCTGCCGCCACCGCCACCGCCACCCGTAATACGTTTCTTCTTATAATTAGATATGGATACAGTTGCCTTATTGGAATGAGCGACACAAGTCGAGCCGTTACCGGCCCTCGCAGCCGTCACTGTTACATCTTCTGAAAATTTGTCAATGTAGCGGTACAATCGGTCCATATCCAGTTTCGTGATTTCATACTGTTCAAATATTGCACCGACAATATCGTTGGATTTATCATTCGTATTTTTCAAATCCTTAAAAAATTCAATCAAATCCTTTTGGTCCATTAACATCTGATTGCAAAGACGCTGGATGAAAATGGAATTATTGTACTCGGTGCTATATTTGGTGAGAACTTTCGTGAATCGAATATCGGCAGCGCTTATAGATGGTGCTGGCGCCGTTGTTGCCGTTGCCGTTGCCGTTGTTGTCGTTGCCGTTGTTGCCGTTGCCCTCTTAAAACTGTGATAGAGCGCATTGTTGTAAAACGTTTTAATCAGTGAGCTCATTTCATTGAATATCCATATCTGCTTTTGGAAGGTTATGCGGTCAATGTAATCCGCGAAACAAACATTTTTCAATACCGTTTCGTAAAATATAAAATCGGACGGTTTATTCGCGATCATATTTATTACATTTTCGTGCCATAAAAGTCCGATAATGGTTCGGTCCGTCTCGCTAATCAGCGATGCGTGATCACCGATGCTGTGATGGCCATTGAACAGGTGCGACGTTATCTTTTTGCTGTTCTCGGAGCAATCTTTGGCTTTGAAAATGGTGTCAAGCACGGTATCGTCTATAATCGATTTATTTTTTATGCGAAGGTTGTAAATCGTCATAAGTTTTCTGATATCGGACTGCACGAATGCGGCAATTTTGTCGCCAAGCGCGGCATTATGGATTAAATCCGGCATCACCGCGTCAACCAGCCGGCGCATTTGCGGATGCGTTGGAGTGACCAGCTCAATCGTGTGGCACACTTTCATAATCTCTTTTATTTTTTTGTCCATTTCATAATTTCCTATGCAAATAATCGGATTCGTGGTATAATCCTCCATTTTCTGCTTTTTTGTTTTTTTCGGGCGAATCAACTTGATAAGTGATGTAATGCCGCCCTTATCGCCCGTGTTCATCCCGTCGATCTCGTCCATAACAATGACCAGCTTTCGCGGAGTTTGCTCAAAAATCGACATCACGCTTTGGTCCGACATGTTGTGTTTTGTAATGGTGTCGATAACGCTCTTGTTGCGAATGTCGCCGGCGTCGTACCGTATAATGTCGTATTTCATTTCATTAAGAATCCGCGTAACAAACTCGGTTTTCCCGCATCCGGAATGACCGTACACGTAGATCCCTCGCTTCACCGATAAATCCGATTTATTCTTCGTAAAATCCAATAGTATTTGCTTGATCTTACCGGCCAGCAAATCCCGATCCAAAATACTGTTGAAGTTCATACAATTATTCTTGGTTGCATCCATCGTTCGCTCGCTAATGTATTATTCTGAATGTATTTAATATTATTTAAGTGGTTAATAATCATCGTCGCGAGAGAATACGATGGGGGGTCCGCCAGTTTCCTTCAACATTACCGTATGTTCGAACTGTGCGGTATATCCGCTTCCCCCGGCCGCAGCCGTGCACAGCGGCGGGTAGCTGTAAAGAACTTCGTGTTTCGCGAGCAGCGCGAGAGGAGTGCGCTCAGCAGACGCGGATGAACGCACGTACCGATCCGCAAACGGCAGCGTTTTAAACCGGGACTTTATTTGAGAGAATAGTTTCTGCACGGAATGTATTTTAAATATCGGAGAATGGAACTGCGTCGACAGCTGCGCTGCGGTGTATCGCATAAACCCCGGGTTTAGACGAAATATCGCGCTTTCCCCCTTTTCTACCACTTCAATGGTGGTGGAAGAAGAAGAAGAAGAAGAAGAAGATTTGGTTGGTTCCGTGGATCCGAACGTTTCTATTGCATACACGCCTGCGCCAAATCGCTCGCTCGTATCCCTGACACTGCTGACACACGCGGGCAGAAACACGTTACCGTGGATAATCTCGTGCAGAATATTGTGCCCTCCTAAATTCGATATTGGACAAATATCGTACGATCGCATAACTTCTTCGATGGACTGTGACCACTCTACGATGGGCGCATCAATGCCGATATTTTTTATTCCAGTGTTTGTGGCGTCGCGCATGCACGCGGTCAAGTTGCCGAATGTGTCGCTGAGTTCCTTGGACAGGTGATTATTCTCTCCGAATCCGTATTCTGTAAATGCGGAATCAATGATCCAACCGTTTATTTCCGTTCCAAAATCTACCTTTATGATATCATTTTTTGAGAGAACGGTCGCATCGTTTAAATAGGGATGGTAATGCGCCGCGCACGAATTGATTGAAAGCCCTACCGGAAATCCGATTCCGCCGTTGATGGTGGTGATGGAAGGATCCGATATCATTACATCCGAAGCGTGACGTTTCGTAGCCGCTTCTATAAAATCGGCAATATCCACGAGTTTTGCGCCCGGACGAATAACGCGTTGCGCTTTTAAATCGCGTCGGACCTGTTTATGAATCTCGGCGGCCAAATGCAAGGACGCTTCTGTCTGCATTCTCTCATTATCATTATGATGTGTCGTCATCTTTATTTAGAAAGAAGATTATGGGTACGCGTGCGTGTGTGTGTGTGTAATACTACGTCGTACCGTGTATACGAATGATGTTTCTATTCGATATTTCGTAAATATTTATAAAAGAATTATTTTTATTTTAGTCGCCGCGTAACAAATAAATAATAAAAATAATAAAAATAATAAAAATAATAAAATAATAATAATTAATTATAATAATTAGAATATTAGAATATAAAATACTAATAATGAAACGGCAAGAGTTCTGGCTATCTGACCCAACCGTTCTATTTCATAAGGACTACATCAATGAAATGTGGCCCAAAGCTGGGACCGCTTTGGAAACAAAACTTAATGCCGGTTCCCGTCTCATTATTGTCCTGACGGTTTTGGGATACTTGATTACGATGAATATGAGTTTTATCGTGATTGGGTTTATTACTTTAGCTATTATCGCGGTTTTATACAATATTAACAATTCGAACACGGCGGCGCTCTTCGGATCCGGGTCCAAGACCGGTAAGAAGGAGGGGTTTGACAGCTTGTCTCCGGAAGATACGCGGCGGACCGCGACCGAAATATTAAAAACCGCCAATCGCGGAATGGCTCGTCGGGATGCAGAATACGGTATTAGTAATAACGGCAACGGGGTTGTGATTCGCGGCAATTTCACCAACCCAAGTCCCGTAAATCCGCTAATGAATGTTCTGGTACCCGAAATACAGTACGCGCCAACACGAGAAAATGCAATGCCCTCATTCGTTCCGACGGTCGAATCGCAAATTAACGAAAGCGCGAAAACGTACATCAGCACCAATTTTGATGCCAGTGTGCGCAATGCGGTCCCAGCAAATGATCTTGGCAACAACCAGGGCCAGGTTCCCACGCAGAGCAATGACGAGTCGCGGGACATTTATAACAAGCTTTTCTCCAATTTGGGAGACAGCAGCGAATTTGAGCACTCCATGCGGAATTTCTACGCCACACCAAATACCCGCGTGGACAATGACCAGGCGGCATTTGCCAAATTTTGTTACGGGGATATGCGGTCCTGCAAGGAAGGCGACGAATTTGCGTGCAGCAGAAACAGCTCGCGTATCGGACAAGTCGTAGGTGCTTAGAACATTAAAAAAATTGAAATGTTTTTTGTAAATTATATATTACCTGCAGCGATTCTATCTATCAAACGATATCAACGGCACTCGAAATGGCTTACAGACACAACCAGTACAACCAGCAACAGAATCAACAGAAGACTCAAGGCCCGCAACGCCCGCGTGAATGCAAGGTATGCATTGATGCCGGAAAATCCGAAGCAGAATACAAGTCGCATTGGGTGAAGGATCGATCCGGAAATGTGACGTGCCCTACGTTACTGAATCAAAAATGCTTGATTTGCGGAACTTGCGGCCACACGTCAAGCTACTGCAAAGTTCAAATCAAAAGTGGCGCTGGCACGGCACCCCCTGTCAAAACCAAACCAACGAACCCAATTGCGACCAAGCCAATTGCGACCAAGCCAATTGCAAGGCCAATGGTTTCAAACAAATACGCGCTACTTGCGATTATTGAGCAAGACGAGGAAAGATCAAGGGAACAACACACTGCGTCATTCCCTCCACTTGAGAAAAAACCCGAGATTACACGCCCTACTACCGCAATAGCCACAGCCACAGACACAGACAGAGCCACACCTACCAGCTTGAGCACTTGGGCCAGCCGAATCAACTCACCTCCTCCACAGCCAAGACAGCTTCCGCGCAGACCGACCCGACCTATGGCAATCGCAGTTTCCTGGGCTGATCAGTGAACGATGATGATGATGATGATGATGATGATGATGATGCAACCATAACACCAATAAACAACCTTTTTTCTCTATTCTCTCAGTTTCATTCAACATATTTTCATTAACAATAATTTAATAAAAATATAATTAATTATAATTATAAATAAATATAATATTATATAACAAATAAATAACATAACAACTATATATAATAAAATAATGTCCTTCACTTTTGACAATCTCTCCAGAATTGGAAATGACAACATCGATCTGAGCCAGCGTAATGTCCAGAATCTGAATTTAGCAAACTATAATTTGCTGAACTTTTTCGCATCGGACTGCACAATGGCGCGGCCGATTGATTTCGCAACTGCCCAACCCAATGTGTTTTATAATGGATCGCACCAAGTCGGAATCGGCGGCTGCAATATCGACATTAACTCGAAACTTACCATCGGAAGTGAAAACACGTACAATAAGGATAAGCTGAGCTTGAACGAACGCCCCTTTAAAACGGTGCCGTATTTAGGCAAGGGTAAAGTTAATCCGGTTCTGGAATCACAGATTATGCAGGGCGATAACTATACCAATCGCAAGAGCGTGAATATGCTTAGCGAACAGAGCTATATGGGGTACTCCAATACCCCACTGCTTCCGTCGCTGGAGGCTACACTCAACAATTCTGCGAATTTCGTGGAGGGTGCTGCAGTGGAAGGGTGGGTGCGCGGTGGAGTGCCGGTCAGGCAGCTCGTGCGCGACGTTAATCAAAACCAGTAAATAATTTTATTTGCATTACGAGGTATAATAAAATAAAATTAATTAATTAATTAATTGGATGATGATTTAATTCTTTACTATTTTCCATGCACACACGCCTTTTGCATTCGCAACCGAAATGTATGATTTGCCATCATTTCCTTCGAGGGTCATTCCGCAACAATCTGCTGCAGAATAGGGTGGACTCGGTCTTTCCAAGTATTTTTTTTGAGTTTGTTTGACGCATTTGGTTCCCACCAATGATGGTGGTGCCGGTTGCGCGGCCGGCGCAGGTGATGCCGCCTTTTTTACTGGAGAAAGAGAAGGAGAAGGAGAACGGGGTTTAGCGACTGGTGACGGGCTTTTTTGTTTAACAGCGTGTAAAGGCGAGACCCAGTCTTCGTCGTCATCAGGGGGTATAGCGCGTCTCTTTAACTCTTCCACATCTTCCGCTTCTGTGTGCTCATCAAAATAACAACCTTGGATATTCTTCGTGGGATCGCTTATATCCGACCCAGTCAGGACCGCGTCGGCGAAACTGCACATATTAACCTTTTCAGGGAATTTTGCACCGGTGAACACAGAGCCATTAAACGCATTTCCGCAGCGTTCATCAACCGCACAATCCTCAAAGTCATCATCATCTTCATTTGAATTAAAATCGCACCCCCTAAAATCAGCATTGGTAAAATTTGATAACTTAAATTCACATTCTCTAAATAATGTGAGTGTTGGCTCATATTTTCTTACAATAGTAGGATGAGGAGTAAACTTGCATCCGCTAAAATTAGCATCCTTGGAGCTATTTCCATGAAAATCGCAGTGTTCAAATGTAGTTCCGCTAAAATTTGAATTGGAGAAACGGCAACTTTCAAACCGGGTACTTGTAACAGTTGAATTAATAAGTAATAAGGGGATTGGCTTGGCCCCGCGCACTTCTCCAACATAACAGTAACTAAACTCGGCATCTAATATTTTTGCACCACTAAAATTGGCTCCATTTAAATCGCACGTACCGAATCTTGCACCGGTAAGGTCTGCATTATGAAATTTCGCGTTTTTCAAATTGCACGAAAAAAATACAACCTTTGTTAAATCCATACCGCTAAAATCGGCACCTTCCAAATCTTGTTCCCTAAACTTTCTATTTTCTGGTATTTCTACAGGGCTTTTTGGCGTAAGCGGGGCGGCAGCAGCAGCAGGAGCGGCGGCAGGTACTTTTACGGCGGCAGGTGCCTTTTTTACCGCGTGTTTGCGACACTTTTTCGTTTTCGCGTTCCATAAACAATCGGGATTAGAATCGCACGACTCTTTATCCAATACGGGACAACCCGACTTGGCCTTGGGTACGCGTTTCGGTTTAGCTTTATCCTTAGCTTCTTTAGGAACGCGTTTCACTGGAGCTTTTCCACACTTGGCCGTTTTAGCATTCCATTTGCACACTACGCACTCTTCCTGGGTTTTTAAAGTTTGGCATACGGAACTATCTATCCCGCCGCCACTACGATGACGATGACCCCGTTCACGCTGTTTTTGATTTTTTCTCGAACGCATTTTGTTTATATATTATATTATATAATTATTAATTATATAATTAATATTAATATAATTAATATAATTTCCTATTCGGATTTATCCTTGTGCTGAATTGGAATGTCCTTAATGAGAGATTTGTCACTGGGGCATTTGACTTCCGTGGGCTCGTACTCGAAACAGTTGTTTGCAGAATCCTTGAACTGGAATTCGTGCGAGTTATCGGGGGTTGGGTACACCACAATGATGTGGGGGGATGGGACCACGACATATACATAAAAGAGTCCAATTGCCAAACTGATCAGGAATATCGGAAATGACACGTATTCAAACATTATTATTTTTATTATTATTTAATTTATTATTAATAATATTATTATTAATACTATTATAATAAAATTGGTAAGTTAATTTCTAAATGAATTGCTAAATGAATTGCTAAATGAATATAGAGACATAATGGTATTTTTAAAAAAGTAACACACGCGCACGGATATGGCGACTACGTGCGATTGTGCACAAGTCATTGCGAAATTCGAAGAGCTTCACAAAAAATATTATTTTGAAAATAATGACGTATACATGGTCACCACCCTTCCCGACAGTATAGCTGAGACGTTTATTACGTCCAACCCCGAGACCATATGGGAACAAAAATATAATTTCAGGGTGTCCGATAAAGTTCCAATATTATGCGCAACAGTTGAAGTCGAGTTGTTGGGACGCAAATTCAAAGTGCAATTCGACCGCCCATTTAAACGCGAACATCGTTCCGAGTTTGAAGACCATTTCGGGTTTGGTGGGCATTGCAGCGGATATACTGACAAGCGGATCATCGCGTGCTTTCCTCGCACCTGCCGTAATGAGGATATGAACGTGGCCGAATTATTAACAAGTGTGGACGCGATAATAGACGACGAGTACGTGAAACGTGCGCTCGCGCTGCTGGTGATGGGTGGATACACGAAATATTGGGACGCGTATTACGAATTCAGTGCGTGGTTCACGTCGTTCGGAACGTTTCCTGGAGCGGACGTGAAAGCCAAAGACGTGATTCTGCCGTACATTTTAGATCATATGATTCCTAAATTATAATTTTATACACGTTAATTTCTGAACCATTCTGACAATGGTTGGCCGAAACCTGCTGCATTTCTGAACTCATACCATAACTGATTGTTAGAGGAATTACTCTATCAAAATCAAGAAATATCATATTTTGTCGTTCAATATATTTCTGTTTCATTTGTTTATAATCTACAAAAATATTTCCGCTCTGTGTAAAGAGCTTTAAAAAATGTGGTCCTCGCTCAGCTTCTGCATCTCTAGAATAGGACTCCCACGATCGTCCACGAATGCATTGAAAGAATAAATGCGTTCCATCCCTTAAAAATGTTCGTAACTGACTAAATGTACAACACGCCGCATTAAATTCTCGTTGTCCAGAAGGCCTATAAAAAATAACCAAATTATCACAGCTTTCATTTAAAAATTTGGCAATTGCGGGTTCAGTGCCTTCGAATAGATCGAAGCACGATGCACTTGAATTTAATGTTATTATATTTTCAGGTATGATTCGTGGATCTGCAAGAGTCGTATCAGCCGCAAGACCACGGACAACCGCAGGGCGACCGCGACGACCGGGAGCGCGTGCGGCAGCTTCGGCTTCAATAGCAGCTGCTGCTGCTGACGGTTGTGGAAGAGCCTCAGCTATCGCTGCTGATGCTGCAGCAGAAGCAGCATGACGAGCGGTAGAGGCAGCGGAAGGTGAAGCAGCGATGGGTGCATCATCAACTGCAACGGCAGCAAGAGCAGCAGCAGCAGCAGCAGCAGCTGAGGCACCAGGAGGACGACCAGGAGGACGACCTCTAGGTCTCGGGGGTGAAGCAGCGATGGGTGCATCATCAACTGCAGCGGCTGCAGCGGCAGCAGAACGCTGACCAGGGGGGCGACCTCTACGACGCCTCTCGGGTACAGCGACAGATGCGACATCGGCTTCGTCTTCAGAAGCAATAACTGGTGCAGCAGCGGCAGCAGCGGCAGCAGCTGAGGCACCGGAAGGACGACCTCTAGGCGGCCTCGGAGCAGCAGATGAAATAGCCTGAATACGCGCTATTGCACTATCCAGTTGGCTGGCGGCGGGCGCAGGCGCGGGCTGTGGTGGTTGTATCACCGGTTCTTCTACCTGTACACGATGCGCTTGTTCCCAGTGACTGAAAATTTTCTCTGGACTATCAAATTTCTTCTGGCAAATTGGACAATCGAACATGGGGCGACCGCGACCATACGAGCCTCCGCGCCGCTTGTTCGTTTGATATTTTTGTAGCCTAACGCGTTTATTTTTATTCTTAAACGTACGTTTTTTATTTGGCATATTACGATGAATCGTTTAGTTTATTATTATTATTATTTATTATTATTACTAAAGATAATATAATAATAAATAATAATAAAAATAAAAATATAAAATAAATGGTTAATAAACGTTCAGACTCTTGGTATACGGGTTCCTCCTGAATGCGTCCAAAATAGCCGGATCCATTCGCTCGATCGCAACGGCGCTGTCGTACGTCTGCGGCATACTCATCTTTCCATACTGCTCCATACTGGGCGTCTGCGGCGGAGCGTTGGTGGGCACCCATAACCGATTATTATTTCTGTCGTTATCGTTCTTAACAACCGAAATATTGGCCGATGTGCCGAGCAGCGACATATTGCCTTGGTTGGGACGGTTCGGGTAGGTCTTATTCACGTTGAGCTGCTGGTTGTACGCCGCATTGTAGAGCGGGATTCCGGCGCGCGTGGATGCGCCGCCCGAATTGCCGGTGTATTCGGAACACGCGGTCTCGCGCTCCGTTTCGTAAATAGTTTGCGGGGTGTTGCCATAAGCGCCGACCGCGTTTCCCTGGCGTTCCACATTCAAGTGATCCATCCCCGCCAGGCCGAGCGTGGTCTCCTTGATGGTGGTGGGCAGGCGGTCGGCTGGATTAAATACCGCACCCGACGGCACCAGCGACTCCGCATTGCCGTAAACGCGCGGGTTTCCGGTAACGTTCTCCTTTCGCGACGGACGCAGCACGTCGAGCACGGGCGCCATAATCGCGCGCACGATGCCGTACGCGCCGCCCATTTCGGGTCCGCGGACTGTGGTTCGGTTGTTCTGCGTGTACGTGTATGAATCGTGCCCGAAATCGCCCTTGGTCGCTGCATTTTTTTGCGCGCTGTGTGCGTTAATCATCGGTTTGCCGTCGTATTCGGGTCGTTTGGCTTCCTCGTAATTGTTGGGCGCGTACGTGTTGTTGCCACCCACGTTGGAATTCACGCCGTAATATTCGGACGTCGTGGTCATTCGGTTGCCGTCCTTTTCGATTTCCACGGCGCGCAGCGTCTGCGCCTTTTCCTGTCCCGTGGTTGTTAACCAGCGGTCCGGGGTGTTTACGAAATACGTGTCGGGCAGGTGTTTTTCGACCTTCCCGATGTGGCCGGTATTGGCGTACTCTTTAATGAACGAATTCGCGGGACCCTGGTGCCCGTCCAAACTGAATGTCTGTTTGGGGTTCGTCAGAACGCGCAATTCGTCCACACCGCGATCCACCCATTTTTCGCGCGCTTCTAAGCCGCTGTTGTATCCCGCGCCGGCGGAGCCGTTGAAACCCTTGTCGAGTCCCGGCGCCACGCGCTCCTCTTCCCAGGGCTTTACGTTGGCGATTTTCGTCGACGGCACCATACGGGACTGGATGAAATCATTATTGTTCTGCATTCCGTGCACGTTGTGCATCCGGTCCTGGGGTGCGAACAGGGGCGCGCGCTCTATTTTGTTAATATGCTGCGATCCCGCGCCCGTCTTGTTGTCGAACATTGTCTCGTAGACGTTTGAATCGGCCGTGAATCCGCGAATTTTGCCGCCGAAGAACGGAACCATATTGTTGTGGTTAAAATCCGCGCTGCTTACTTGCGAGCCAGATAGAGACACGAAATTACCGCCAGAATACGGGTCGCCGAACTGGTTGCCGCCTTTAACCAGCTTGGCGGCGAGCTCGTCGTTGTAGTACCGGTCCATTGCGAAATTGGGATTGGAGTACGCGTTAATATCTTGTCCGACAGAAGACGATTTTTGCACGGGGTAATTGTTCGGAATGATGTCCATATTGGGCAACCGCCCGGGGCGCGCGCCCATATTTTCGTAGCCTTCGCTGGTATGGGATGCTGCGCCGCGCATGGGTTCCAAATTCTGCCCACTGCCGACAATTTCATCGGGGCTCCCGCGATTCTTTTTCTGGTTTGACATAATGTACATTGAGCCCAATGCTAAAAGTGGGATTGCGAGTT